TCGCTCAGGGCCTCGCTCAGTGACTCGCTCAGGGCCTCGCTCAGTGCCTCGCTCAGTGCCTCGCTCAGTGACTCGCTCAGGGCCTCGCTCAGTGCCTCGCTCAGTGCCTCGCTCAGTGACTCGCTCTGGGCCTCGCTCAGTGACTCGCTCTGGGACTCGCTCAGTGACTCGCTCTGGGCCTCGCTCAGTGACTCGCTCTGGGCCTCGCTCAGTGACTCGCTCTGGGACTCGCTCTGGGACTCTGGGTGGACCGCGTTTTACTTAGCCCCGATCAGAGCCGGGGTAGTGAATGTTAGCGAGGAGAACCGTACTAGACTCGAGGCATTCGCGAGTCTAGCCGATTCTGCTTTCGCGGTCTGGGTTATTCCTGGACACGTGATCCTTCTTGAAAAGCCCAAATCCGTAAAGGTTATCGAAGGAAGACTTGCCGATTTGTCGTGGTAGTACTCGAGAATAGAAAAGCTAGGTAACTCTGCGGTTGACTATCACCGGCACCGGTGATAGTGTCGAGCTCATCACTGATAACATGAGGCCCACATGACATTGCGCGACATTGAAAAGTGGACAACAATATGTTCTGTAATCGGATGCGTGTCAACGACGTGTGGGTTTATCTACCTTGGCCATTGGTATTTCGCGGCAGTTACTGCTGTAGTTAGTGCCTCGGTAGCGGTTACGATTGGGTATGAGGTATGGAGATGACAACTCTTGATCAGATTATGTCTGAAAATGGAAACGCAGTATGATCACAATGCGCGGTAAGTACAACACGGCTAACGTCATGATTGACGAGATTGACGCGACAACCAAGGATCAGATTCAGGGATTTCTCAACCACCCGGCCTTCGGTAATACGTACATCGCAATCATGCCGGACTGCCACGCTGGCAAAGGCGCCGTCGTTGGCTTCACGATGAAACTCAACAACTACATCATCCCGAACATTGTCGGTGTCGATATCGGGTGCGGCATGCTTGCGGCGAACTTCGGTAACGTGAGCGTCGACGCTGAGGCACTGGACGCGTTCGTTAAGGCGAATGTTCCGGCTGGGTTCAATCTGCACAACAATCCAGTTTGTGAACCTAGCGATGAGGTTAAGTCTCTGGCGGCGCGCATTGGCGCAGACGTGGACAAGGTTGCTCGCGCAGTCGGAACGCTAGGCGGCGGGAACCATTTCATTGAAGCCGGTCGAGATTCATGTGGAAACGTGTGGGTTACGATTCATTCGGGAAGCCGCAACTTAGGGCTACGAGTGGCGAATTACCACCAGGGCATAGCGAAGGATGAGCTTGCAAAGTACTTCATTCGTGACACATGCAAGGACCTGGAATTTCTACTCGTCAATAGCGACGCTGGTGCCGACTATCTAGAAGACGTTTCGATTGCTCAAAATTACGCGTCACTGAACCGTCAACAGATGATGCGTGCAATCTCTGGGTTCATCGGGAAGCCGGTATCGAAGATCGAATCGGTTCACAACTTCATCGGTGAAGATGGCATCATCCGAAAGGGGGCTACGTCGGCGCGATACGGTGAGCGTGTTCTTATCCCGTTCAACATGCGCGACGGTATAGCCATATGCACCGGACTCGGGTCGAGCAAATACAACTGCTCAGCGCCGCACGGTGCCGGACGAATCATGTCGCGAACGCAGGCTAAGAAAACGATAGACCCGAGTCATTTCGCTGACGATATGCGAGCCGCTGGTGTATACACGACAACGGCAAACGCGTCAACGATTGATGAGGCCCCAGAGGTCTACAAGCCAATGGACTCGATTCTTGAGAACATCAATGAAACGGTCACTGTCGACGATATGATCCGTCCGTTTTATTCGTTCAAGGCCGGCGGTGACTGAGTTGACTCGCACTTGGCGGGTTGTATAATAGACCGATGACTCGCATCAACATCGGCGTCCACCCGTCTGAAATATGTGACCAGCATCTAGTGGCGGAGTATCGTGAACTTCCCCGTCTATGGGGTCTAGATTCGCGCCAGAAACCGCCTACTCGATTCAAGCTTGGGACGGGGCACGTCCTGTTCTGCGCTCAGTATCAGGGCACCTTAGCTGACAGATACACGGCCTTGGTCGGTGAGATGCGGCGTCGCGGTTTCAGGGTGAGCTACCCGGACCCGCCCCCGGGCGCGATAGGTGGCAAGCGAATGAGCGATAACGAGATCCAGGAGGCGAGACCTATTGTGATGGAACGGTTGCGAGAGAAACATGCGACGATGAAGAGGCCTCCGCGGTGGACTGCTGCCAATGATTCGACCGCGAAATCGACTTGGTACGAAACCCAGACCTGAAACCGAAGAGACTCGACGAGTGCATGGTGTGCGAGATTTAGAGGAAAACAATGACAGGTGACCAACTAATCGGATTGCTCGGCGCGTACAACGATGGTGACCGAGAAAGGTTCCGAGGGATAGCGCAACAGGCAATCTGTGGCCTGAGAGGCGAACGCGACAAGGAGCGGGCTAGACAGATACTCGCCGCCTGCAACGATGATGCTAGCGGTGTTCTGTTGCGCACGCTTGGCCCAAAAGACAGTGGACTCGTGTATCAGTTGCCGCCGGTTGATCTTGATAAGCTCCATCTGTCCGCGCCGCTAAAGGGCGAACTGGGCTCGATTGTTGGTGAGCGGTCAAAGCTCGACGTGTTGGAGCGCCACAGCATCCCGCCACGGTCCAAGATACTGCTACATGGACCGCCAGGGAATGGGAAGACATCGATTGCGGCTGGGTTAGCAAAGGCAGCGCGATTACCAGGTTTCGGCGCGTTACTATCGCAAGCTCGAGACGGTTTTCTTGGCGCAACATCGGCTCATTTGCATAAGATTTTCCAAGTAGTTGCCACCGGTTGCTGCGCGTTGCTGTTTCTCGATGAGTTCGACGCGCTGGCAACGGCTCGATTCGACGCGAAAGAGGGCGCAGGTCGAGAACAAAACGCAATCACGTCGTCGATTCTCCAGATGCTCGACAATAGACCGCAGGGCATCGTGGTCGCCGCAACGAATCGGCTCGATATGCTGGACGGGGCGATTCTACGGCGTTTCGACGTTACGATAGAAGTACCTAGCCCAAGCAGGGAAGCGGCCGATCTGTTTTGCTCGTCCGTATTCGACCGTCACAACATGGCTCGCGATGGGTTCGAACCGCCCGACGTGAGCTCATTTGCGGCGGTTGAGCGAGATGCCGTGGGCTACATTCGCAAGGTGATACTCGGCTCGTGACGGGTTGCGCGCGTGGAAAAGTGTGCTAAATCTAGTGAATGTCGACCGAATCCACCAAAGTAGGCGCCGCATGAAACAGAATTGGCTTGGTGACATCGAGCACCTGGAACGATTTGAGCCGTTTATTGACCACGATAGCGTTACTCAGCTCAAGGATTACTTCCGGCTAGGAGGCCTAGCTAGGTTCGAAAAGAGCCCGCTAGCCACTCAGCTCTACCGCGCTGAAATGTACGCGTCGAACATCGCTCCATGCCTCTATTGCGGTGGCACTCGTCACTCGGAAGACCCAAGTCTGGACGTAGGTGGCGCCGGATTCATCATGATGCTGTCATCCCTCACACCGACGATGCTTTCCAGGGTCAAGCGCGAGATAGGTCGCGAGGCAGCGTCAACTATTCAGTTGACCGATGGCGTAGACTGCCCGGTGTGCAACAAGACTGGGTGGGTGGTAACCAGTCGACGAAAGAGCGGCGGCGAGCAACTGACAGCCAAACCAAACGGGATGGCTAGCCCTGGCATGACGCACGACAGCGACATTGACGTTGCGCTAGGAACATGTGCTTTCGTTGCTCGGATCATTGACAAAGCCGACGTGCTTTTCCCGATGACCACAACGGTCCTCGCATCGTGTTTCGGTCCGGTGAATTACGGGTCCATTGGCGTGTGGCACCTGACCCCAGCTGGCAAGACGCTGCTTCGTCGTAACTCGACCTACAAAGATGAGGTGTTGTTTTTTGTTGGCCTAAAGAACGAGGCCGAGGCTAAGTGCGACAAGACACTATCGGCTCAGCTAAAAGCGGCGGAGACCCAAGCGTCCGCCGCAATCGACGCTGCATACAAGGCATGGAACGCCGCTCTATTCGTACACAGGTGTGGTATATGACAACCGATCGCGAGTATTCCCCATCGGACGCCGCGGATGCTGTTCTCGGGTGGAAAGGCCGGTTCCGCGGCAAGAGACTGATCAGGAAGGTGCTCGCCAAAGAGAAGCGAACAGGTCGGCAGATATTCAAGCGCTCGGTCGCTCCGAACGGAAGAACGGCTTACCTGATTACGCGGGCAGTAATAGCAAATGAATTCCCAGATTTGTTGAAGCCGACGGTCGAAAGCCTAATGAACGATATACGGCTAAGGATGGATGAGCTAGAAAACAGCATCTCGAAAACCGTCGCAACTGAGGTAAATAAACACATGTCATCGTGCGTACGGCAGAATTCACTGCTCAGGGTCGAGCTCAAGCGGCTATCAGACGACATGGACGAAAGGATACGAAAACTGAGGTAAAGTTACAGTGTGACTATACCGAAATCGATGATGTGGGGACAAATGTCCCATGTTAGACCCGAGAATCCGCTCTAAGAATGAGGGCCCTTGGAGGGGGAGTAAGAGGGGGTGGCCGTCTGGGTTAGTCTCGCTCCTCATCTCTATCACGTCGTCGCTCTTCAGTGAGTCATCGAATCATGCCATTCATTGGTTTCGATAACACGACAGTTTCCCACCCAGTCCATCGCGTTGGCCTGTACAGCAGGTTGGGCGTCGAGCAAACAAGCTAGCTACCGAGCCGCCTACGGGTCATCGGTGGCGCTCGATACAGCGTCAGTTCCCAGTAGCACGACCGGTCACAGTCCGGTATGGGCGGCTCAAGTAGCCGAACGATGCCAGTCGCGCTCGGGTTTTACCGCCGCGGCTACTTTTACCCGCCGTACTCGAAAGTGGCCCACGTTGGCCGACCTGGATTCGTTCAGGTAGTTGGGCGGATTTTTGCTGTCACCGTGTCAGACTTACGAGTCCCCGTAAGCGCCGAGTAACGTCGGTCCTGATTGGGTTCAGGGAGCACGGTGCCGCTCTATCACACCCGTCGCGCCTCTCAACGATGCGAAATTCGATGGGTTTTTGGATTGGTGGCTGAGTGGCCTAAAGCTCTCGGTTGCTAACCGAGCTCTCGGGAAACCGCGACGGACGTTCGAATCGTCCCCAATCCGCGACATGTCAGCGCGACCGAATCGGTCCGGTAAGGCCGTCAACGTCAGGGGCTGACTCAAGCATCGCGAAACGGTTACCGCCAAGTAGCGATGTGGACTCGACTGGGTAGCGCCACCTAAAGCGCAACAACACATGAAACGCCCACCAGCAGGGATAGAGATAACGGTCAACCGTGAGATATCGCAGCCGATTATCGAAGACGCTACCGTTGGCGTGGGCAGCATCGTGACGCTAGCGGGATTCGGGCTCGACGACGATGCCGAGTTCGAGGTCGTGTGGATAGGCGTCGACAGGATACGCGTCAGGGCTAGGTAGCGACGCTTGACACTGTTCGTGCAGCGTGCTATTAGCCGCGTATGGACAGAGTTCGCATCACAGAAGCGGCGAAAAAGGTCATTGACGCAATCAGAACCAGGGACACGGACTACACGAGCCCGTCTGCTACCGACGCTGGCAAATCACCATGGCGACTGTTCCTTAACGGTCACGAGGTCGGCACGGTTGACGCTCACGTTGGCCCGAACATCGTGTCGTATCGTACTGGCGGCGTAGAGGTTACACTGATTCGGGCTAGTATCGTTAAGGCGGACTAATGCAAGATAGCGAACCAGCTAACTACTGTGCGCTCTACCGGACCAGTGACGGCAAGACATACGCCTTTACCGGCGACGAGAACGCTGCCGGTCGAACTGGCGTGGTTGTGAATAGCTCGAGTGTCGTCCATATTGACGACACGGACTTCGACAAGATGGTTCGCGCGTTGGCTGATGATGGGCGAATGGTTGAGTGTGGGTGAGCGGTTGCATTCCAGTGTAAGTTGAACGTTATGCCGACTGAACGACCGAATACAGCTAAGGCCGACGAAATCCTCGACAGGCGAGACCACGTGTGGGAGCTCCGTGTCGATGGGAATACCGTGCGTGAGATTGCTGCGCGTCTCAAGGTCAGTGTCGGAACGATACATAGTGACCTGGCCGCGGTCAGGGCTGAGCTAGACGAGAACAACAAATACCGCGCTGAAGCCGAAAGGGCTGTTGGCGCAAGCAGACTAGACCGAGTGGCAAAGGCGCTGCTTGGTGCTATTGCCGTTGCCCCTGTAGACAAAGAAGGCAATCTTGACGCGTCCGCGCTCGCTACGGTGGCGAACGCAGTGGCTAGGGTAGAAGAGCGCCGGGCTAAGCTACTCGGCCTCGACGCGGCCACCAAGACCGAACTAACGGGCGCCGAGGGTGGCCCGCTCAAGGTAGACGCCCGTGACTTACTCCTCGCAAAACTCTCTGCGCTCACGGCTGGAGAGGCTACCGAAGGACAGGCTCCGGCGGATACTGACGCAGCTTAGCGACGACGAAGCTCGACAGGTTCAGTACCTGTGGGAGCTTTGGCGGCGTCCCGGGCAAGCTCCGCCTGCGAATAACTGGTCGACCTGGCTTATCCTGGCTGGGCGCGGGTTCGGTAAGACTCGAGTTGGCGCCGAGTGGGTCAGATACTTAGCCGAGAACAAGTTGGCTGACCGCATCGCGATCGTTGCCCGAACCGCTTCCGATCATGTCAAGACGACAATTGAGGGCGAGTCGGGTATTTTAGCGGTTTCTCCGCCATGGTTCAAGCCGCGATACATCCCCAGCAAGTGCCAGTTGATATGGCCAAACGGCGTAATCGCTCACACGTACACAGCGGATGAGCCGGATAACCTTCGCGGTCCACAGCATAGCGCAGCATGGTGCGACGAGCTGGCCGCGTGGAGATACCCAGACGCATGGGACCAACTTCAGTTCGGTTTGCGCCTTGGCAGTAATCCCCGCGCGGTCGTAACAACCACGCCTCGACCAACGAAGCTAATCAAGGAGCTTCTCGCGTCGCCAACCACCGCGGTAACGCGCGGCTCGACGTACGACAACAAGGCCAACTTAGCCCCGACCTTCCTCGAGAAGATTGTCGCCAAGTACGAGGGGACGCGACTCGGGCAACAGGAGCTATACGGGACGGTTCTCGACGACAATCCAGGGGCCCTATGGAAGCGCAATGCAATTGAGACGGCGAGGGTCCGGGAGCACCCTAGACTGGTCCGTATCGTTATCGCGATAGACCCGGCTGTTTCGACGAACGACAAGTCAGACGACACCGGGCTGGGCGTTGCCGGGCTCGGGAACGACGGAGAGGTCTACGTGCTAGAGGACGCTACCATGCGCATGGCTAGCCCCAACGAATGGGGTAGGCGCGCTGTAGAGTTGTTTGACAAGTACCAAGCTGACCGTATCGTGGCCGAGCGCAATCAAGGCGGCGACCTTGTTGAGTCGAACATCAGGGCCCAGCGTGCTCACCTACCGATTACCACAGTCCATGCGACACGAGGTAAAGCGCTAAGGGCTGAGCCAGTGTCCTCCCTATACGAACAGGGAAAGGTACACCACGTTGGGTGCCTACCTGAGCTCGAGGACGAAATGTGCGACTGGAACCCGACCGTTCCAAATCAGAAATCTCCGAACAGGATAGACTGGTTGGTTTACGCGGTTACTGAGTTACTTCCAAGGCTCAACTTGCCACCGGAAGAGGAACTCGATCTTGATGTCTCAAGGATGCTAAAGCATCACAATTCGGCCTTAGCATGAAAGTCTCCGCTGACCATCCGCTAGTCGTGACCTATCACGATTATGAGCGCCCGTCACCCAGCTCGCTGCGAATGCTACACTCCGTAGCCGGCGAGGTTGATTACGAGGCGGAGCAAGCGGTCGAATCAGTCTGCAACCAGTTCATTGAGGCCTACATTCCTGGCCGAAAGTAGGTTCATATGCGCTGGCCATTCACCAGACGACAGAGCGCGTTCGAGCGCGAATTGGCCGAGGTTAAGGCACTGCCCGAGACCTCGGTTCTAGCTACTGGCATCGAGACGCTGTACGGCCACGACCTGACGCCCATGGCGCCCCCAGTGGTCCCGCCCGCCCCGGAAGCAAACGACCAATCGATATTCGCTCGCCCGCCGCAGATTGATAAGTTCCCCGTAATCATCGGGGCGAATCTAACCGCTCAATACGTATCTAGCGCGTTCCGACTGTGCAATAGCGGGTGGCGATACCAATACGTTGACCTGCTTGATGAGCTACTCGAGAACGACCCGGACGCTCGCGCCGTGGTCCGCGCTAGAATCCTTGGGGTCGCATGCGGGCGATACACGGTAGAGCCGGCTGACCTTGGTGAGAATGCTACGGATGCCGAGCGCGACCTGGCTAAGTCGATTGCCGGGCAGTTCGATATCGAGTTCAAAAACATCCCATTCCTTCGTCAGCGCCTCCAGCAATTAGCTTGGGCCGACTGGTATGGCCTGAGCGGGCTCGAAATCAAATGGGAGCACCCAGCGGCTAACAAGTGGGAGATTGCCGGGCTTAGCTTCATCCATTCCCGGCGCATCAACCTGACGAATCCGACTTCGTGGGACGTGTACATTTACGACCAAGGCCTAGTCGGTCCTGGTAGCGAGTACATGGGCCCGACCGTCGGCGTTTACGGTCTGCCGGTTTCGAAATACCCGAACAAGTTTGTTATCCACTCACCGAGTCTGAGTGGCCAATACCCGACCCGCGACGGGGAGGGTAGGTACGTAGCGTTCTTCTTGCTGATGAAGCGGATGGTAACGCGATGCTCTGCGCAGGACTTCGAGCGCACGGTTAGACCGTGGGTGGTCGGCTACTTTAACCGCAAGCTTCAAGAGGGACACGACGTCCCGCTCGCTGACAAGCTAGACATTGCCCTGTTAGAGGCCGCTCTTGGGGCGCTGGGAGCCGGCTCGATGAACTCGGCGGCCCTGCCTAACTCGGTCAAGATAGAGCTCCTCAAGGCCGCTGCGGCGATGTCCGCAACAGAGTTCCTGAGCTTCCTCAACAAGTCAATCGCCAAGGCCCTGCTTGGCCAGGCGTTCACGACTGAGCCGGGTGCGAATGGTAATCTGGCGACAGCTGAGGTAGCTGACAAAAACACCTCGAAGATTCTCGAGTACTCGGTCGGGGCGTTATGTGACACGCTGCGCGAAAGCCTGGCTGTCCCGTGGCTCCAGCTCAATCACCCGGGAGTCCAAAGACGATTCGCGCCTCGCGTTATCGGAAACGTTAGCGACCTGCCTTCGCCTGAGAAGCTAATGGAGATGGCGGCTGCTGGTGCTCGAATCGACATGCCAATCGATATCGATGACCTTGCCGCTCGCACTCACCTGAAGGTTCTCGAGAAGGACGACACGGTTGGTCGGCGCACGCGCATCGTATCCGAAAAGGCCGGACCTAACCCATCTGAAAATGGTGAACCGGTCGAGGCCAAGCCCGCTGGCAAACTAGTGCCAATCAACAAGAAGGCGCCGAATACGGCTGCCCAAGACAATTCGAAGACCAAGGACAGCCTATAATGACTTCCGCTATCTCCACTCGTACCGCCGCACAGCTCCAAGTCCCCGACGTCCACGTTACCGATTATCTCGCTAATATCGCAGTTGCTGCGAGTGAGATTACGGCCCTCCAGGCAGGAACCGCATACTACCAAGTGCGCGGAGTGGTACTGGCCAATGTCGCGAATCTAGCGGCATTCACAGTTGCTCAAAACGGGGTCACGTACGCCGCTGGAGACGTGGTTCTCCTGGCCAACCAAACCACGGCGGCCCAAAACGGTCCGTACGTTGTCGGCACGGTAGCTGGCACCGCGCCACTTACCCGCCCGACCTGGTGGACAGCGGCGAAGGTCATCCCCCAAGGAACGGTGTTCGAGGCTGGCCCTGAAGGCACACTGCTCGGTGGAGCGTCGTGGAAATGCACCTGTGCAAAGGGCGCTGTAGTCGACACCGATGACCCAGCGGTATATCCGCGCAAGGTCGGCGGCACTGCAACGCTGGTCGCGGGGACCGTTACGCTCGGCGCCACTCAGGGCCTATTCCTCAAGAGCACCACGACGTCACAGGTCCAACTCACGCGCAACACTGCCGATACGTGCACGCTGACCACGGGCGGATACGTCGCCCCGGTCGCGACTCGAGTAGCCGGCAAGGTTGGCACCGCTGAGATTGTCGTATTCGCGGCCGTTGCAGCGGGGACAATCAACGTAAGTGACGTCTCAACCGTCGACTGGCTAGTAAGCAATTGGTAACGGAATCGGGCTCGTTTTACTGGAGTAACACACATGAGACTTGGATCGATTGAAGCGAGCCCTAGAATCCTCCCACTAACGGCATCGTCGGTACTTCTTGCCACTGGAATCAAGACCGCGGTTGCCACCGCCGCATCCGGTGTGCTTTATGCCGGAGCCGCGATCAACGGGACAACGGTGGTGGCCAATATAGCCTACCCGTCCCCGTCCGGTCTATCCGGCTGCGCCCAGTACCCGATCGCAGTGGCCAGTAACAGTGCCGGCTCATATGTGGCAAATTCTCTCATCGTGTTCACCGGGACGCGAGACGGCAAGCCGGCGACTAGTACTGCTACGGTCGTCGGGACCGGTGGCAACGCGACGTTCGTCGGTGACCAGCCGCTCGAGTCGTGCAGCTCGGTAACTATCGAGGCGCAGGCAAACACTTCCGGCCAGTGGACACTCGGCTGGAATGATATCGCGTGTCCGCTGCGAGGGGGGAACCTCGAGCCATTCCGGGTTTTACGTCCGACGTCAACCGGTAACGTCGTTGTGACGTGCGGCTCTGGCCACGATGCAACCATCCCTGTTATCGCTGGTGACCCCGACGAGATTGTGGATATCACTCGAGTAAAGTTCTCCAGCGCATCGACGACCGTAACCACGATTAAGCTCTACGAATGAGCGCGCTAGATATTGGCACGGGTGACGTGCATATACCGGGAGCCGTTGGCACCGGGGAAGAGAACGCGAAAGTGGCAAAAACTATCGCTAAGACGCGCAAGGCTAGACGCGCTATCAAGAAAAAGAACAGGCCAGCTGTTGACGCTGCCAAGCCCGGGGTGTTTCGCTTTCGCTTGTCGCACCCGGACGGGTCAAGTACATTTGTCCGTCACAAGCTGAGCGCGGAGCCAGAACCGGCGTACTTCGACAGCAACACCGGGCGATTCTATCACATCGTCCCAATCGATAAGACCTCAGCTCTATCGATTGGTGATGGCGAGGATAAACGAGTCTGGGTGCAGGTCGCTAGGACCGGATCGTGGGCGGGGCATCCACAGGGCGCGTTCCAGATTACAGAACAGACGCTCGACACGATGATTTCTAACTTCCACGGGCAAGGCTTCGGTCGTATCCCGTGGGACTTCGAGCATATTAGCGCGATGCCGGCCAATAGTGGGAACCTTCCTAACACGGGAAAGCCGGCTCAAGGGTGGATTTACGACTTTCGACGAGAAGGCCAGAAGTTGTTTGCCCTGACCGAATGGAAGGGACTTGCCCGCGAGTACATCGAAGACGACCGATACCAGGGTGTGTCTCCAGTTATTGATTGGAACGGCAAGGACCGGGTTAGCGGTAAGCCAATCGGCGCGATGATAACGTCGGTGGCGCTCACCCAGTGGCCATTTATCTCTGGCATGTCTCAGCCAATCGCCGCAAGCATCGACGGCGCTTCCGATGCCACCAACGGAATTATGACACTTACCGAAATCACTGATGGCCAGGCGCTAAGTTCTGCCTATGGCTGCCATTCTGCGCTGGCCATGCTGCCACAGCTCAAGTCCGTGTTTGGGCTTCACGAACTATCTCCGGCGCGCGACGTGTCGAGCTATCTTGGGTTGCTCCGGCAACATCTGGACGCGACCGGCGGCGACGGGATGGCAACCCACGAAGGTGTCGAGCTATCCAAGTACTTCGCCCCGCTGCGCACGATTACGAACGCGCACGCTGGGATGGACTGGTACGCAATCCTCGACATCATCGACGAGCTCATGGACGCGTATCTGGATCAGCATGGGCTACCAGACTTCGAGGAAACGCACGGGCCTATCCCCGGCACCGAAGCAACCGCCGTCGCTACGGCAGCGAGCACAGAAGGAACAGTAATGAGTGAACCTGTAGTTACGGCTACGGTAGAAGCGGTCGCGACTGAGGTTGTGCCCGCTGTTGCCGAGCCTGTCATTGAAGCGGCTGTTGTCACGGCTGCAAGTGCCGTCAGTGAGCCATCCCCCGAGCTCGCGGCTCTCACGCTCAAGGTCGCCGAGCTTAGCGCATCGGTGTCGGCCCTGTCCGCAGAGCGAGACGCGCTCAGGGAAAAGGCCCATGTAGCTGACGAGAGTGCGCTGGCGTCCGAGGTCGACGCGGCAATCCTGACGTACAAGGACACCAAGGGATTGTCCGAAGAACTTCGCCCCCACCTGCTTTCGATGCTCAAGGCCACACCGGACGCGTTTCGGGCAACCTACCCAGCTGTCGAACCTGACAAGCAACACCTGTTGCTAAACCTGACCGCTGGGCGAGTCGAAGCTGATACGCAAACCACTGTCCCTGTCGACGAAATCAAGCCTGACGAGAACGCGAGAATCATCGCTCTCGGCCTCTACGGTCTCACCAACGAACTTCTGGCCAAGGAAGACGGGAAACTGTCACTTGGCGCTGCACAACTCAAGGCGGACTCGTTGCTCCGCGCGGCCCGAGCGGCCATCAAGTAAGGATCAAACAAGAACATGGCACTCACTAACGTTCAGGTTGCCGAAGCGCCCGATACCAACTCCATCGCGGTCTACAACACCTCGACCACGACCGACATCCCGGCGTATCGAGCCGTTATCGTCGACGCGTCGAACATTCTCGATAACGCGCTGACGAAGAACCAAATCGCAGTTACGCTCCCTACCGATACGACCAACCCGTCGGTTATCATCGGCTTTACCCGCACCATTATCCCAGCCAGCGGAAGTGGTCGAATGATTCCAGTCGGCCCCGTTACGCTCGCGGTCTGCAAGGGCGCCGTTACTGGCGGAACGGTTGTCGATAACTCGGTAACATCCAGCTATACCGGCATGGTTGCCACGCACACCGCCGGCAAGAATCAATGCGGAATCGCGCTCGCTACCGGAGCAGACGGTGACACCATCCCGGTTGTCCTCAGTGTCGCGGTGAACGCGTAATCGCATCCCAGACTTTTATCGGAGATTTATCACACATGACCGACCACAACATCGTCCCGCTTACTCACGCGGTCGTCGCTCCCGGGCAGTCCCTGAGCGCCCAACCCACGCACATCGACATCACCTCGGGGCATCTATTTGACGGCGCTGGTAACTCTGCGGGTCGATGGATTCCGCGAGACGACAGCGCAACGGCTGACCAGAACAAGGCCCTTGCTGCCTATGCCGCGTCCCGGACCGCTCGAGCTACCGCATGCAGCATTGCCTCGAACGGGTTTTCAACGAATCGTGACCTCGTTCTTCAGCAGGCTCGCGACGTAATTGCGCTCTCGTCCGCCGATGAGTCCACGCGCGCTCAGGCTCTTGATATCGGCACCGCCGACGTCCACATCCCGTCCGCTCTCCCGAACTTCATCAGCGGCTACAAGAACGAAGGCCCCGTCGCCGACATTTTTAGTCCTCCGCTGATTGTCGCGAAGAACACGGACAAGTACTACCAATACGACAAGGCTGACGCGTACCAACGCGCCATCCCGATGCTCGGTGCCGGTGGGACGCAGACGATGGAAGTCGTTCCGCGGTTCGCTTCGACCCAATACACGACGGTGCAACGCGCTATTGGCGGATTCGTGACGACTGAGGTTGAGGCGAATCAAGACTCCGCGCTACGCCTCAAGCAGGGAACGCTTCGCCGTATGGTGAATTCCGCTCTCATGGAGCGAGAGATTCGCGTCGCCTCGATGGCTCGCACGTCCGGTAACTGGAACAGCGCGACCACGCTCGCGTCTGGATACCAATGGAACGGTGGGGCGAATAGCGATCCAGTCAAGGACTTCAACACCGCGCAAGAGGCGAGTTACGGCAAGATTTCTGGCGCCATCATCCCAGAGCACATCTGGAATGCGATGCGCAGGAATCCGGCGGTGCGCTCGTACTACACGTACAGCGGCTCGGCTCCTGGTATGGTCAGTGAGGAGCAACTTGTCTCGCTCTTGCAGCTCCCGACCATCTACGTTGCTCGGATGAAGTACATCGACTCGACCGGTGCGCTCAAATACATCTGGGGTAACGACGCTGTATTGTTCCGCAGCCCGGAGCAAATTCCCCCGATGGATCAAGAGGACGTTGCGACTTCGTACACGTTCCGCTGGAGCATGGGTGGCCTCAATGTCCCCGACGTCAGCTCGAATGGTGTCAATGGTCTTGGTAACGGGTTCATTGTCCGCCAGTTCTACAATCAGTACCGCGGCCCGCTCGGTGGGTCGCAAATGGTCCTGACGCACGCAGATGCGGAGAAGATGACCTCCGCATTCATCGGTAACCTGCTCATCAACGCTTACCAGTAATCGACAGATGGGGCCGGAGTAGCGCTCGGCCCCTGTTTCGTTAGCGAGGGCGATATCTCGCAGTCCCAGGAGAACAATTCAATGGCACAGATTCAACCGCAAGAGACCGCGCGACCTAAGACGCTCAAGATTCGCATGAAGCCCGGTCAGGGCAAGATGCTCATTGGGCGCCGATGGCGGCTATCGAATGGCGAACTGACTGACAAGCTACCATCGGATTCGCAAGAGCGGATGAACCCCGAGGACGAGTGGCTCGAGGCTCGCGAGATTGACGAAAACGGGATCCCGAGCGAAGGTCCAATTGCTGAGGTAACCGAGTCCGCTGTCCGTAAGATGCTCGATGCGCGCGGGAAGCCTTCGCGCGTGATTGATGGCTATCGTATGGTCAAGTACCAAGGCCAACTCACAAATAACGAAAACGGTGAACAGGTCCGTACCAGGACCGAGTTCTCACCAGCGGCCCAACAGGGCGCATTCGACGACGCCACGTTCGAAATTGTCAACTAACAGCCCATGACCACCCCGCTAATAACAGCATCGGACCTGAGAAACGCGCTGTCGCCGTCAACGTACATGGCGCTTTTCGACGACGAGCAATGCGGGAGCACTGTCGAAGTTGACGCGTCTGGGCCCGTACTGCTCGTCCTGCGACGGGCCCACATCAAGTGCATAACCTGGCTTGGAGCCAATTACACCAAGATACCGGACGGCACCGACACGAACATATCGGACCTGCTTGTTGATGCGGAGCTAAACTACGCAATCGCGCTGGCTTACGACCGCCACCCGGAATACGTCAGGGCGTACGGTGAGGAACCAAAACGCAAGGCGGCTTGGGACCAGGCCGAGCTAACGATGATGCGCGTACAAGAGGCGGTGCTTAAGTTCGTCGACCTTCCTGACATGGAAGAGCCGCAAAACGTTGGCGGTGTTGTTGTCGATGGCGGGCAGCGCGTATTCCTTACTGCAAACGACGGAACGGTGAACGGCGGGGATTTCTAAATGGCTGACAGGCTCGGAAATCTAGCTCTACCAGTCGAGATAACCGAGCCCGCTGGCGACCCGTTAAGGGAGACGCTTGGCTCGTATCTACAGGCCGCAATACGTTATTACTGCGCCGATGCGTGGGCGGCAATTGGCGGTCGAGATAACGACCCATGCGCACGAGTTGAGACTAACGACCCGAACGACAACACGTTCCACACGAGCTCGCTTCCTTGTCTTTGCTTATACCGCGACGACCGTAACCGCAAGGTGGTCTATCTCGGTAACGATACGTCGTATCGCGAGGCTAACATCGTTCTGCTCTGGATACCACCCACGGCCGTCCAGGAGCACAAGGCGCGTCGCGAGTCGTTCTTCAACGCGGTTGAGGGCGCCATCGTTCTCGGCCTCTCACGCGGTAGAGTTCCGACGTGGATTGCCGCTGGTGACACGGACCCGGTTTCACAATATCGCGGCTCGCATATCGGTAACCAGCTCGGTCTGATGAAGCCAGTGCATCACGGTGACATCCGTTTCGACGACTTCACGCTCACTATCGAAATGCTCGGCGCTCCACCGCGCAAGTACCCTGCACTTCGTGGGATGCTGACGATTCACGAGCAGCTTATCCTTGACCCGTCACTCGGTAACGTAACGGCCGCAATTGGCCCGCTTACCGTTGGCGGCTCCACGCTTAGCGTAAATGGCGTCCCATGGTCCACCCTAATCGACCCGATACCATAATGACCAAGCGCAAAACCAACATCAAGTACGAGCGACCGTATCCGCCGCGACGCCACGAAGATTCGAACTTTCGCGGCCTCCATCTCGACGACGAGAACCAAGCGACGGTATCGACCGTGCTCGGTATCGACCGCGCGCGCAAAATCGGCACCTCGGACGTCCTGTGTCTGATGGCGCGAGTTCATACGGCTCACAATGCTCTGGGTTGAGTTCGATAAGTTCGCCTGGACAGGACTAAGCAGCGGGACGCCAGCTTTGGTACTGCTGTTCCTATGCGCCGGGTTCTGGTTGACCGTATTTATTTTCCGATGACATGATCGACTTTAAAATCGACACAACCGAGTTGCACCGGAAGATAACCGCGTCGCTGCCAGCAATCGAGCGGGACATGATGCGAGCGGTCAATTCCGCGTCCAAGACGTATGTCGACAAGGCGAAACAGGGCGAGTTCAAAGACCAGACTGGCCAGCTTCGGAATAGCATTAGCTACGTGATGATCGGTTGGCAAAACCGAGGCTATTACAACAAGGTGATGGCCGCGACGCCGTACGCGCTGTTTGTTGAGGAGCCTACGAAGCCGCATTGGATTTACCCCAAGGCTGGGTACAACGCTCCCGTGTCGTCACTCATGCCTGGCCAGACTAGGCGAGGTCGAGGCCCCGGGCCGCATATGCACACGGTCGGCGGAGGTCACGCCTTGCGGTGGAAAGACGCTGGCGGCAACGAGCACTTCGCTTCACGAGTTTACCACCCCGGCACCGCTGGGTTTCACTACATGCAACGCGCCGGGGAATGGGCGCGAATCAAACTCATACAAGAATTGCACGGTAATTTCGTTACCTTGCGCTCAGTTTGGACTCAATAATGATTGCGCCAAAAACACTATTACTCGTCGCAAATCCCTGGGCGGCTATCGATAGCGAGGGACGCCCGTGTGGCGCCTGCCGTCGTGACCCGGTGGAAGATAATGCTGCGCTCGGCCACATCGGGGCTCGCCTTGAAGCTGATCTAATCCGTCCGGGTTCGGTCCGTAAGATTGGCAAGCGTGAGCAAATCACCGAGCAACCTGTCTATGACAGACGATGGGTATTTGATCCAAATCCGGTCAAGCTCCCCAACACGGCGTACTACCGTGACCGCGCAGGCAAGGCTCCATACGAGCTGTTCCCGTCCGACGAAAAGACCGCGCGCTATCTCGGCTACAAGAGCTTCACGTCCGTCGCCGACCTAATCGAGGCGCATCGCAAGCTACGCGTTGCCGAGTTCGACGCACAACACGGCGCGGGCTCGTGGCAAGAGCTCGAAGACGCGCGCAACCCCAAGACTCCCACCGCACCGGCAACGGCCAAGAGCGGCAAATAACAACCCTTTGGAGGGCTTTAGATGGCTTCCTCAATTGTCATTCTCGGCTGGACTTCCGACGATAAAGTCCCCGGCGCGTATCGTGAGACGGTATTTGGTACCGGTCGACTCAGTGTCGGCGCGTACCCCGTCAAGCTGCTGATTACAGGCACCAAGCTCGCGACTGGCTCGGCTGTTGTCGACCAGGACATCGTGCCTATTTACTCGACCGCAGATGCGAACACGAAGCTCGGCGCAAAGAGCACGGCCAAGCGTCAGGCGAACGGAGCGCTCAATATCCCAGGCGTCAACCTTTACGCCGCGCCTCCCGCTGTTGCCGGTGGAGCCGTTGCTGCTACCGCGAGCGTTGTCATCGGCGGAAGCTGGACAACCTCTGGCGCCATCAAGTTCCGAATCGGCGGCGATTACTTCGAAGTCCCTGTTGGAGCGACTCAGGTCGCCACGGATGCCGGCACAACGTTCCGCACCGAATGCAACGCGCTCCCAGATGGTCTCGTTACCGCATCCGGTTCAACTGCAACGTCGACGATTACAGCCAACAACCTTGGCACGCAGGGGAATACGGTTCTCGTCTATTGGGACCTCTCCGAGGCTCCAGTCGGGCTAACCGTCGCTGTTACCGGCGGAACCGCTCTGCATGACCGTCTGGTGCCGCTTTCAGGTGGGACTGGCACCGAGAGCCTGGCTAACGTAATCGCGCTTCTCAAAGCCGATGTGTACGACTACATCGCGGTCGCTCAGGTCGACGCAACCAACGTTGGGCTCGTCGAAGCTCACATGGGTTCCGAGGCTGGCCCGACTATCTCGTATCTCGAGCACGCCATCGTTGCCAATACCGGGACGCTTGTCGCGGCTAGCTCTATTTCGCAGACCACGCTCAATGACTATCGGTCGTGCGTTCTCTGGTACGAAAACAGCGAGACGCACCCGTCGGAGCTCGCTGCTAGCGTCGGCGCTATCCGAGCCGTGACTGAGCCGAGCTCGCCGAATTTCAACTACGACGACTACCCGGTCCCTGGCGCAATCCCTCAGGTTTACGCCGCGGACAAGGCTCTCCATGCGACTCTCAAGTCGGCACTCAATAGCGGGCTTACGCCACTGACCGAAAAGAACGGCGTGGTCACAATCGTTCGCGGAATCGTCTCGCACTGCCTAAACGGTTCGTCTCCCGACTACCGTTGCCTCGACTGGGGAGACGCAATCGTTCCCGACCGAATCAGTAAAGAGCTCGGCGCGGAGTGGGTCGGAATCTTCAAGCCAGCCAACCCGTACGTCGGACCAGATGCGGTCGGTTCGGAAGCGGACCCGCCAGAAGGTGTTGGGACGCCTGGACGATGGAAGTCGTCGGTGTACGGAATTCTCAAAGAATCCGAGCGAGCCAACTGGCTCCAGGATGTTGACGCGAACCTGCCCGATGTCGAGTACGACAACGACCGAGCGGCCCTCGTGTGCGCAGTGCCTGTTGTGGTTCGTAAGCAGCAACACGCCATCGGTATCAGCGTTCGACAACAGGCCGCGTAAGGAATCACATGGCAGACATCATCAAACCAGCCAATATCTACGTCGACGGTAGCAAGGTAGCGACCGCTACCAGTATCGAGACGACGATTGACGCGCCTGGCGAGCTACAGATTACAGCCGAGGGCGTCATCGGTCGCGCCCAGGGTGTTGCAACGAGCAAGATCACGCTCAACACCATCACCACGTTCGGCGGAAAGTCCAACACGCAAAAGTTGCTCACCGCGATGCTCAACAACACGCCAATTAAGATCACGATTGGTGTTCAAGACGGCAAGATTCGTGAGTACAAAGAAATGTACTGTCACTCGGAAAAGTTCAGCTCCGACTTTGCTACCGGCAAAGCAACGGGGTCGTACGACTTCGAGGGTGGCAAACCAACCCTAACCGGGTAAGACTCCTGCTGGGACTGGCTTCGATTGGACGCCATAAGATGACGCGCGCTTCGTCGTCACCAATCACCTACCTGACCGCCGCTGACGGTCGCCTCTTCAAAAAGGTAATGTCATGCGGTTTAATCAGATTCCGGAACATCTCACCAGTGGCTTTCGTGCGCTCAAGATCATTGAGCTCCCGTTGACCACGCAGCCCCACGGCATCCAGGCAGACACGCCTGAGCAGCAAGAGGCAAGAGGTGGGACTGAACCGGTCAAGGTTATGGTGGGTCTTCGCGCTCTCACTCCGGGTGAGCGCGCGGACGTGCTAGCCTCTGCTCACGCTTATGCGGTGAGAAAGGGTGCTAGTGGGGACGTGGAGCAAGGCGCTGGATACAGCCAAGCATTGGCGGTCTACACAGTTGCAGCGGCCACGATCGATCCGGACTCGGACCGTCGTCGGCCGCTTCTTTTTTTTGGCGATACTCTAGAGGATGCGGCAAACACGATCCGCTCTTCGCCATTGATGACGGACGATATAGTCCTGTACCTGCGCGAAAGACAGGAATCCTGGCAAGATGAAGTGAACCCACAGGCTCTTACTGTGAAAGATAGCGAGCTGTACGACATCGCTAGGAAGGCTGCAGAAAGCGCTGATTTTTTGCACTTTATGCGGCCGGCGCTGCTGATAGCCTTAACTCGTACTTTGGCGAGTCTGCTGTTAACATCTCTCGAGGACAGCTCTACTATCATCTCTGCCTCTCAAATGGTTGGAGAAAACTCGAGCGAGAGTCCCAAGAAAAAGCCGAAAAAAAGTGACTAGCCCCGCTCAACCAAGCAGCCCTAACGACTTGTTTGTGACAGCAAACTCGCCATGAAGCTCGATAGCGGAGATGTCGTAAGCGTGGGCGGCCTCTTCTGGTGTCGAGTAGATGCCAATATACTTTCCATTTCCGTTGACACAGATGTCAGCTTGCCACCTTTTGCTAGCACCGTGCCATGACACGCCTTTGAAACCGCTCTTGTTGTCCGTTCGTACGCCGACATTTGTGTTATTCTGGCCCTGCGTGCAGATGCGTAGATTCGATTTCTGGTTGTCTAGCGTGTTGCGATTCCGGTGGTCAACCTTCTCACCCGGTTTCGCAACCATAATATATCGGTGCATGCTAATCATGTGCCGCTTCTCGCCTTTTTTACGTGGCGACATTCTCGCGGCGTAGTAAGATTTTGCAGACTGGTTCCACATTGCGTACCACTTGTACGCATTCAGCCTCTCGAAATCCTCATCGTCTACGAGAGCAAACTGTCCCTGGGTTAGCTTGATACGTTTCACGCGCGAACCATACCACGCTGCCAGCAAGTCGTCAAGTCGCGCGCCACTCGGGCTAGATTCAGAATAGATCAGTCGCGCCCAACATCACGCCTTCGTTGCCATTTGCGCGACTGATCTTCACCTTGAGAATGGATTCTATGTCTGCCTTCTCTCAGTTAACTGAGCACGTCTCGGTGCCGCCCCGCAAAACAGTCGTTATCCGTGCCGAGCACTGGGCTTCGACTTTCGGTGACGCGCCCGCCAACCCGATCAAAGTGGGCCTTCGTCTCCTGTCTATCGAAGACCAGGAGACCATCCGCCAGGTCGCGAACAAGGCCGCCCTCGACGCGATTAACGCCGACCTTGACGCCCAGATTGCGGCTCACAACGCCGTGTTAGTCACGACGGTAGCGCGCGCGATATGCAGTGCGAAAGATGCGCGGCGAGGTCACGACTTCTTCTCGTCACCCGATGATCTCCTTCCCATCGCGTTAACAGAATCGTCACTAAAGTGGCTATTTGACGAGGTTGAAAAACTAACGGTCGAATGCTCGCCAATCTTTTCCGAGGCTGACGATAACGACGTTGCGGACGTCTGTGCGGCCCTTAGCGATGGCGCGTTGAACCGCCTGACCGAATCTGACCCGGTAAAAGCCGCGAGGGTAAGACGGTACTTAGACTTTGTTTTGACAGAACTTGACGAAACTTAACCCATGGCCAACGATATCGTAGTTAGAGTCGGCGCGGTACTGGACCGCTCATTCGATGTCGTCATGGGCGAGGTCGAAAAGAAGGCCGAGCGGGCCCGGCGGGCAATTGGGAGAGGGGCAGCGGGGGCACAGTCTCCTATTATCGGGCTTGATAAATCGTCTCTTGATTCATTTAGGAACATCGAGACGCACGCGAGGCGCCATAGCTCTAAGCTCCGCGCTCTATTACAGGAACAGGTAAAGGCTAACGCCGCCGCTGCCGCACAGCGTGTTATTGATAATCAGCGCGCCATGGCGGCCGAGGAGCGGGCCGAGCAGGCGCACCAGCTCAGGATTGGTCGCGCGCGTGCACAGTCAGCTGAACGGTCGATGCGAGAGACGGTCGTCGCCGCAAGAAAAAGAGAGCGAGAAATAGACCGGTTTGCGACGCGCACAAGCCACCGCGCGACGCGATTCTTCTTCCCGCCGCCCGAAGGTGCCTTGGGCTACGCTAAGCGCACTGCGCTCGATATATCGCGCGGGGCGGGGGTCGACTTTTCGCTCTCGTCTGGCATCGGCAAGGCCCGTGAACGCGAGGCTGCCGCGGTCGCACTAAGCAACCAAGGGTGGAATCCAGACACCAAGTTCGAGGACAGAATCAGCGCAACCGAGCTTCGGGCCACCGCGAAGGCCCAAGCGGCGCGTCTTGGCCTCAAGGGCGAGGAAGACGTGATGGCGGCCATGACCAAATTCACCGATGTGACCGGTGATTTGGCGACAGCCAAGGCCGTTATCGGCGACATTGGGCTTCTGGCTCGTGCTTCGGGCACAAATCTTGAGGAAGCGGCATCGGCTGCGGCGGACATGAGCGCTCAGCTACCCGATTCGATGGACTTGGAGACCCGTCGGGCCGCGATGCAGAAACTCCTGAACGTTGCGGCGATGGGTGGCAAGCGTGGCGCGGTCGAAATGAAGGACCTTGCGCGCTATATGCCTAAAATTGTGTCGTCTGCTGGCTCATTTGCTGGTGATCCACAGGACGCAATGGTCAAATTGATGGCCATTTCTCAGGTATCGCGCCGTTATGGCGGAGCGCCGAACGCCGCTGTGGCATCCACGTCCGTCGCGGCGATGGTTAACACGCTAAAAACCCCTGCTCGCGTCAATCAGTTCAAGGCGCACGGCGTAAACGTCTACGATGAGCAGGGAAAGCTTCGCGACATACAGGCGATCATCAAAGAATCGATTGTAGCCGCCAAAAACCCGGTCGAATTCAAGAAAATGTGGGCAAACGTGCAGGGCGCCCGCGCGGTTGAGGGCTTCCGGACGATTTATCAGAAGGCGGGCGGCGGAAAGTCTGGTCTAGAGGCGATCAACGCCGAATTTGCCAAGTTCACCGCGGCCCTAGACCCCGAAGCTCAGAAAAAGATGCTAGCCGAGGTCACCGGGACCACGGAAGCGACCGCTAACCGATTCCAGCAGAAATTGGACGAGGTTACCGAGCGTATGGGCAACACTTTGCTTCCGACGCTTGAGAAACTTGCACCAACGGTACTCCAGTTGACCGACGCGTTCGCGAAAGCGGTAGCGTGGGCCACTGAAAACCCCGGCAAGGCAATCACCGCGGCAATCGTTGCGTCAATTGCTAGGGCCGGCCTTGAATCTGGAATCCGAATGCTCATCGACCGCGCCGCGACCGCGATGCTCGGCGGCGGCGCCGGCCAGGTTGCTGGCGGCGTAATTCGCGGAGGGGCTCCCGGTGCAATAGGTCGAGCTGGCTCAGCTGTTGGCGGTGCCCTGTCTGGTGGCATGGGACCGGTTGCGAATACGATCGGTGTCATCGGTGTCGCAGCGGCATCGTTCACCATCACGAGTGCGATTCTCAACTCGACCAACACTACCGTTCAGGAGTCACGATTTCGACAAGCCACGTCCGGTAACGACATCGTGTCCAGCTTTCAGAAGCAGTACGCGGAAGCGAAAACCGACGAGGAGCGGGCGGCAATAAAGAAGCGAGCCTTGTACAATATCGAACAAGACGAGTCTTCGCGCGGTCCAATGGACAAGTTGTTCGGTAACTCGGACATCTATTTCAAAACGGTTAAGGCCGTGGAAGACGCCGCTCGTGAATCCGATGCAGCCCGTCAACGCGGCACCGAACAGCAGCAGTATCAGCAGTCCACTGGTCAATCTACGCTCGCTAGTGACATCTCGATAGCGGTCGCGAAGGAATTGACCGGCGTAATGCAGAAAACGCTGACCGTGCGCGTCACGAATACGGACGAGTTCAAGTTCTCGAACATTGTCGGAGGCGGGACCAGTGAAGAGCCGCCGAGGTTCTAACCATGGCCTACGCAGCATCACGAGTAACCAAAGCGTGCTCTTTCGATGGCGTTCGATTCCCTGTCCTGTCCTGTCGGGTCAAGGGAGCAATGCGCAATCACGAGCACGTCTACCCGCATAGTCCAGGGGCGGCAATTGAAAAGCTCGGGCGCGACCTCTACAAGATAGAGATTGTCCCGTGCTTCCAGGATAATCTAATCCCACCCGAGTACGAGGGGATTTGGCCGCAACGTCTATCGCACTTGCGCGAGAAGTTCGACGCGGGCAAGACCGCTGACCTCATCCTGCCAACGGTCGGCAAGATGCGCGCGATGGCGACTAGCTGGGAACAGGAATTTAACCCGGCCAAGTCGCTATCGGGCGAGTCGGTAACATGGCAGTTCGTTGAGGACCAGGAAAATGCGCGACTGCTAGCGGCATCGTTCACATCTTCGAAGGGCCTATCGCAAGCGGTCACGTCCTTCAAAATTGCCGGCAACTCGCTAAACCCGAAGCCGTCGCTTTGGGACATGGCTGCCGGCGCAATTGATATCGTCCTGTCGTACAAGGGACAAATCGAGCTGTACTCCGCTCTGGTCGAGTCGAAGCTTCAGTCCGCAATATCGATGTTTGGCTCGCTATCTGACCAGGCCTCGGCTCTATCCGACCCGAGAAACGCATTCGCACTCGAAGCGTTGACAGAGCTATGGGCACAGACCATGGCGTTTTACAAGGACCAGAAGCAGACTGGACTTGTTTTCAAGTTCAAGAGAACGCCGCGGGATATGGACATCGGCCAGGTCTCGGTCTGGTTATACGGCGACAGCGAGATGGCGAGCGACCTGCTTTCTCTTAACGCATTCGTTGACCCTTACGCGATTCCTTACGGAACGAACGTTCGATACTACGAAGTCAAGTTGTAATGACCATCGTAAACGCAAATACCGAGCTCGGCAGCGATGACGATATTGTCAAGCTGTACATTAACGGTAGCATAACCAAGTACACGAAATACAACGTGACGCTTGGCATCATGGCGCAACCGTCGACGTTCTCGGTTTCGCTCGGGTCTGGCGATGTGGCGGGTGAGTTACTCAAAAAGATGACCCCGCGTAGTCTTGTCGAGCTCTACGTGGGGCCGACTCGTGTGCAGTGGGGCATCGTCGAGGACGTGTCCGCGTCATCGGGCGGTGGCGCTACCGAGGTAACGCTATCCGGTCGCGACTGGATTACGCCGCTCGTCAAGACCTACGTCCGTGCTGAGAAATCGTTCGGGGTCGCGACGTACTACGACCTGACTCGCCAGGTGTTGGACATCTGCGGGCTCGCGGACAGGCCCCTCGACGGCAACAACGACGTTGCAAGGCAGAAGGCGACGCGCTCCGTCAAGGTCAAGGCCGAGCCCGCTACGGACGTCGTGGAGCAACTGGAGACCAACGCCGTCACGCGCCCTGGTACCAAAATCGTATACAACCGCATCGTCGCTAAGCTCGGTCAGACCTGGTGGGATTTTCTCAAGAGCCAATACAAGCAGGTCGGTCTCTATCTCTGGGCGACACCAGACGGCGGATTCGTTCTCGCCAGGCCCACCGCAAAGCAACGTCCGCTTTACTACATCCGCCACGGCAGAGGAATAACACGCGACCAGTGCAACATCACCTCGCTACCCTACCAAAACAAGACAAGCGGGCGCCACTCCAAGTGCACCGTTATGTCGCGGGTTGGTGGGAAGAAGGGGCGCGGGCAGGTCTACGGTGATTGGGTAGACGCTGAGATGGTTAGCTACGGTTTCGCGGACGAAATCGTAATTCACGACAATGACTGCAAGACCGTCGCTGCCTGCGAGTACTTAGCGAAACGCACGCTAGCCGAGGAGCGCCGGGCCAATTGCTCCATCACCGTCACCGTTAGCGGTCACACGACACCCAGCCTGCTCGATAGCGGGCAGATGGTCGTGTGGATGCCCGACACGATGGTGACATTACGGAGCGAGGAATACGGTTTTGAAGACGATTTCTACATCGAGGAAGTGACGTTCTCGCGTGGTCCGCAAACGACTACGACACTCAAGCTAATGCGTAAACTCGACCTGATTTACCTCGGCGAGTCCAATCCCGACGACGAGCTGCATAACCAAGACGCAACTCAGCGCGCTAGAGCAGTCGACCTTCGCGTCGGTAGCTCAGCGGCAACCGACTCCTCTGCCCCTGGTGATATCCCGGTAGGCGAACTTACCCCCATATCGAGCTAGCTCATGCCCCTAAGCACCACCGAACTTAAGCAATCTCTCACCACTCTGGCGCAAGCGGCCGTTAAGGGTATCTCTACCGCGACCGGTGGCGCACCCCCTCCCGGTGGCCCACAAGGTGTTTTCGACGTCTCCAACAACGGCTTAGAGTGGAAGCCGACCGTTCGTGTCATCGCCGGCTCAGGAACGCTCTTCTCTGTCGTTGATGGGGAAGCTACCATCACCGCGGCCAACCTAGGCACGGTCGAGTACGCGACACAGGCCATATTCCGCGCGTCGCCAGTACCAGCCGACGGGGCCGTGTTCCGTATCGTGTCGCCACCCGGAGAATATCGCTACTCGACATCCTCGGGCGCTGGTTGGGCTGATGATGGCGACACGATTCTAAAGCCCGATTCGATTCCACTTGGTTCAAACGGGCGCGCGTTTTCGACCCGCGCATCGGAGCACGCAGCAACGTTCACGGCCGCGCGCGCGATGAAGGGGTTGTACGGTCGCGCTAAGCACGTGCATATCGAGAGTCACACGACGTTCGGTGACGGTGGCGGTGGGGTTTTCGACGTCAAGGCCATCGGGGCTTACGTTGACGACGATGGCACAACGCTCGTCGCGGCCAGCTCGGCTCTGATCCGACGGGACATCACCGGAGCTGTCGACCCGCGATGGTTTGGCGCAGACGGTCGATATGTTTCTGGCGCAACACCCGACTCTACTGCGGCATTTATCGCGGCACTGGCTTATTGCGCGGCCGACCCGAATAATAGACCGCTGCGCATTCGACGCGGAACGTATCTCATTACAGATGAGCTAGATATCGTTTCCCATATGACGATCAAGGGCGAGGGATACGGGTCTAGAATCTGGTTCAACGCGCCAACGAAAACGCTGTTCACATTCGGTCGACTTGCGGCGTGTTGGGCTGTTACGCTGCGTAACTTCGTAATTACCGGCCCAACATCATGCGGTTTTGCCGCTCTTGAGGTTGTTGATTCACTGCTCGATTTCGACATAAAAATCAAAGTGGCCGGCGGTTTCAGCTACGGATTTTATGGGCAGCAGGTAGGCGGACTTGGCGCGGCTGTTCAGTGGGGGACGCTCCACCTAGGCACGATGTTAAATTGGGGCGGCCCATGCCCAGGGAATTACATCTACCTCGATGGGTATTTCAACGCGTGTCACATTATCTCCCATACATCCCACGTTCCGGGTATTGCCGTCCACTTAATCGGCGGGACACCGGGGACTGGCCATGGGCATTACAGTTCGATCACGGGCACCGCACAAGGCTGCGGACAAGGATTCTTGCTTGATGCTTGCGATGGGACCCGCTTTATCGATTGGTATGACGAAGGTAATACTACCAATAGCAAGATTCAAAATTCTTACCGCGTCCGACTGACAAGCGGCGCCGGTGATATAGTCCTGCAAGACACAGACGGGATCCGCGCCGAATCATGGCTCGGAGTGGTGACCTCAACCGACGGTGTGAATAAGCGCCGTGAAAATGTCTCATCGTGGATGGGGGTCAACCCGGTAATTCGCGAGAACGCTTCGGAAATTACGCTAGGTGGATATTGGCAGACGACAACGGGTGCCACGGTAAATCCAGCAGCCTTCGCTGTTGACGACCCTCCAAATCTGTTGTTAAACGGCGACTTTTCCAGGTGGCGATCAGCCGCCGATCAGCAAATTGTAGGATTTACGGGCAACTATAAAGCTACACGTTGCGGAGATGGGCAGACCGACACGGCCCGAACATTGCTTTGTGCAAACAGTGCAATCATCGAGAACCCGACAGGGGACGTCACCTACCCGCTTGGTTTATACGGAAACGTGACCGGCCCGCTCCCGGCTCATTTGATCGGATGCAGTGCGACTGTGCTTTTCAAAGCCAAGGTGATCACAGGTCCGGGATTTGGCTTTGCGCTCTACGACACCACGTCCTCGTCGCTAGGAGCGACATCGTACGGGTCCATGCTGTGCGAAGATGGATGGACCGTCCACTCGGCGACGTGTGAAATAACATCGGCGATGATCACTAACGGCATCCGGGTTGCTGTTGGCGCGGTAAACGGCTCGCAGATCCGTCTGTCCGAGATGCACGTTTCTATTTCGTCTACTGCGCCGAGATATTTCACTAGATGCAGCGAGCGCCTTGATAAAAAGGCCCGCCTTGGTCTCAATGGGTTGCTGGATGTTCTGGTAACAGAAGTCCCAGCCGGAGCAAACGATCCAATATGGTCGCAACCGTGGCAGGTGGGTGATTTCGCCAGACTAGTGACACCAACCGTAGAGGTAACAGGTGTCCGTATTGGGTGGATTCGCTCAACGGCATCATGGTTACCGGTTGACATGGGGACGGTATAGTGATGCCAGCGATCGGATTAGGTTTGGGTCTGGGTTTATTACGGAGCGGAAGGTTTAGCACTCCGCAATTAAACGCGCGGTTACTCAATATTTACGGTGCTGGACTCACAGATCTCTGGACGGGTGACGGTGTTGTGTTCAATGGATCGGAACAGGCAACGGGTTGGGTCGGCGGCGTAAACGCACAAGCATTTACGCTTTTCGGGACAACGTACTATAACAAGACTTGCGTAAATGGTCGCGTTGGAATCCTGTCGCCCGCAGCGACGATAAAGGGGTTTCTACACGCTACGCTGCCCGCGTCGAAAAGTTTAGTCGTCGTTGCTGGTATGCCAGCGTTGCCGTCCGCAGCACAGCATGAACTAGCTCTGGTAGATGGAGTAACCGGCCCGGATGCGTCGCTGTTGGTCACGGCTGGATCAAGCACCTGGTATGCGTCCGGGTGGACACAGTATCGAGACGGCGTAGCCACAAACGCGCTTGCGACAGGGATCCATGTGTACCAAGCCGATAAAGCCGCAAACACTACAGTTGGGCTCAGGGTCGGCGGGTGGACTGGAGCAGACACCGCATACCCTGGAGAGATACTGGCGGTGATGGCCTTATCTGTCGTGCCGACAGCAGAGCAAAGGGTATTACATACCGCTAACTTTAAGTCCTACTACGCAATCCCCTAGCCCATGACCGCCCCACTCCCATCAGGACGCCGCCCGTACCTTCCGGCGGCGCCCTACTATGACGGTAAAACCCGCGATTGGTTGTTGGACTCCAATGACCAGTATCGCGGGATTCACCCGAACGATGAAGGGATGGCGATGTCGTTTGCGATGGCCAAGGGCGAGTGCAGCGCGGCACCCGACGTTGGCAATTCGCTGGGCGACATCCCATACGTCACCGCTGACGATATCGCGGCGCAAATCGAGACGCTTGTCTTGACCGCTTATCCTTGCTCCCGGTTAATCGCCGAGGGCAAGGTGAGGATAGACTCGATACAACACGAAGTGCGCAACGAAGATAACGGCTTAGCGGTCGTCGTGAACTACACGAATCTCGATACGTCATCGCGCGGAACCGCAAACTGGTACACGTAAAATGGTCGACCTAGTTGTAAAATCCAGGGAAGAGTGGCGCGATTACTGGCTGAGGTGCTATGCGAATCGCAACCCAGACGCCGACGTTGGTCCGGGTAGCTATCCGTGGCTACGCGCGTCGGTGCAAGCCGAAACGCTGACGATTCTGTCGGCGGATGCGCTAGCAATTTCCGACTCCATCCCGCTCGATAATATGACGGGCAGCCAGCTTGACGCCAAATACGGTGACAAGTTGCCGCGTAACCTGGAGACGAATGCGTCGGGCTATATCACTGTTTCGACGGGAAGCGCAGGGTCTGCAATTGTCATCGGTGACCCACTCGTCCATGCGTCGACGCGCAACCAGTACGAGGTCACATCCGCCAGCGCAACATTCACCAATGGCCAGCAGATTGCTGTCGAATCGGTTGACCCAGGCGTTGGTCAAAACCTGACACCGGGCGAGGTCCTGCAATGGGTGTCGCCACGACCTGGATGCTACTCGACGGCGGTTGTTTTTCAGGCGCCAGACGGGAACGGCCTCATTGGCGGACGCGCGGTTGAGTCGGACGACGAGTACCGTGAGCGAATCCGAGACTTCAATGCGTCGCCGATTGGTCACGGTAACGAGGGCGATGTGCTCGCGCTAGTTGAGAGCAGCCGAGAGCACGGTGTACCGGTAGAGAAATGCTTCGTCTACCCAGCTGCGCTCGCTCCTGGTTCTTTATCGTACGTATTCACGGTCAAGCGTGACAACTACTGGGAGTCGCGACAGCCATCTAGCGCGCAGATTACCGACGTTTTCGCGTATCTCACCGGGAAACTCCCCGGCGATTTCTCGATAGTACCCGCCGCGCTATACACCACTGATTGCACCGTCGATATGGCCGTCACCATCGACCCGCGTTACGGTCAGTGGTCAGACTTCGCGCCTTGGCCGGCATACTACGCGCGCACCGCTGGACAGCTAGTTGTTGGCACGGTAACGAGCGCTACGGCGTTCCAAATTGTAACCGATGACGCGGACTATACCGGTGTGACGGCGCCTGTGGTCGGAAACACGATTGCTGTGTTCGATTTCGCTCTTGGTGTTTTCCGAAAGAAAAAGTTCCTCACGGTTTCCGGCACCGGTCCGTGGACGATTACGTGCGACACGACGGCGAATCAATCGGACACGACGTACGCTCCGTACGCGAACCAAGCCATCTCACCGTGGTTCGACGCAATAAACTCGGTAGCGACAGAGGTCGGGCAACACGTTGCTAGCCTCGGGCCAAGCGAGAATGTGGTAACATCATCGCTACCAGAAGACGGGACGCGTATGGCACGCCAACCGAAGGCGTACCCGGACCAGTGGGACAATCATCTGACCGATGCCGTTGCGTACCGAGTTAAGACAAACGTCCCGAGCGCCGCTTCGTGCTCGCTACTCGCCGCCACACCGTCCACGCCAAATCTAGGGTCGATTACCGTTAATTCGATTCTATCACTCGTTGACCTTGCTATCTACCCAACACCATAATGACATCACCAGCATATCCAGTTTTTGAGGGCGACGGTGGAGCAAATACACCGAAGCGGCCCACGGCATCGGTTGACCTTGGTGGGTTAGACTTCGTGGATTCAGTGAAGAATCCACCAAAAGACCGCGAGAGATTGGCCGCGTCCGACTACATGCAGGCAACAATGAGCCTTGAGCGCGTCGCGCGGATGTTGCCTGTGCTCATCGCGGATGTCACCGGAGAAACCGGAACGCCATCCACTGATACGGTTATCTCGGTCAACGACGCATTGACCACGGTCAACGTTGTTACGACTGAGATTGGAACTGGCAAATATCGGGTCACGTACCCGACTGGTAAATTGCCGACAGCGAACTGTTCGCCAGTTGCACAGGTGATCAAATCTAGCGGGGCAATCGCTAGCGTTGAGGTGAATGCCTACACCGCGACTACTGTCGACGTGTGGGCATATGATTTCGCTGGTTCGTTAAGCGCGAACTCGGTTCAGTTTAAATTACTGGTATACTAATGTCCCAATGGTCAAACTTTGCTCCGTTCGGCGAGTTCGCGTTTAGCGGCACGGACTCCGAAAGCGAGAAAATCTACAACGCGCAAACCAAGGCCCTTGGCCCAGCGTTTGAGGGCGCGGTCGGAGAGGCTGAGACCTACGCGGATAGCATGTGCTTTGGCGCCGCTAGATTGCAGCTACAGGCCGCCGGAGCACAGGACGACCCAACGCAGGTTAGTTACCTAATTGACGCGCTAGAGAGCGACTGGCGCGTGTTCTCGGCCCCGGGCGCGACGATTGGGGAGAGGCGGGCCGCTCTAGCTTTCGCAATGGCGAGCGCGACCGGCTCGTTTACGGCGGCGGTAACAGCTGGGCTAACGGTTTTGCTCGGGTCGCTATTCGTCCATTTCCGCCCAATGGACCGTGATATTCTGGACGAGGTGTCATCAAACACGACGTTCCCGATTCATTCGCCGCCGGTCGGCACGGCAATCAAGTCGATAGTCATCACCACGGCGATTATGCCCGGCGTGTTAACCGTCAATTACACCCGCGTAATCGACGACGGCAACGGCATATTCCCGGGCGAACAGGTCGTGGTAAATCCGGGTGTCAATGGCATGGAGGATGTTGTCGAGGTCACCGCGTCAACACCGACGACGTTTACGGCGACCTTCACGCTGCCGCAAGACGCCAATATACCAGCGCGCACCGGTCCGTATACGCGGTGGACGTCGAACCAACGTCACTCGCTCGTGGTTGTTGACGAGTCGGTTCTGACAAATAATACGCTGCTCGTTAGGACCCACGAGTACATGCGTCGCGTAATGCCATCCGTTTCGACGTGGATTGTCTGCGCCGAGACCATCCCGGGTGTCGTTGGGCCGTTCACCGTCGGCCAAGGCCTTATCGGCCAAACGCCGCTCGGCGAAGACCCGTCCTCAGTTTGGGCTGATACTCGCAAAACCGACTTTCTCCCGGTGCAGGACTTTGACGGGGCGTATTTGGTTATGCCGCTCACCGAAGACGGCACAAATTACGGCGTCGCCGGCGGGTCACTGGCCACGATTGGCTCGCCAACATACACCTCGGAAGGACTTGTGTTCGATGGCGTTAACGACTTCGGAGCGATCGACCAAGCTTCAACCCCGACCACATATACTATTGTTTTTCACGCTAAGTTCCCTGTTATAACTACCGGCTTATTCCCCGTTGTATTTTACAGCACCGACCCGGAAATTGAACCAGCCGGCGGCGTTAGCATTAGCCGCACACTGTATTGGCAATGTATCACAAACGATGGCGTAGAATCGGCCGCATCCGCTATCACGTCTGGTTCTTTGTGGCATACGTTTTCGATCGTTAAGGACGGGATGACCCGTAAATTCTATGTGGATGGTGCACTGGTCCACACCTCGACACTAGCATCTAGCGCCACCGGCTCATGGATTAAGCTCGGCGGCGGGAGTGACACAGCAACCAAAGCACAAATGACAATCCGCAATCTAGTTTCGTACTCAAGCGCCCTGAGTGATGCGAATCGCGCACTAGTTGAGGCGTGGTCTGCAAACAACGGGATTCTCGTCGAGGTCCCACTCGCCCCAGGACCATAAAACATGTCACATTTCGCTTATATCCGAGGCTCTCTAGGTTCCTGGGCAACAGGGACCGCTGTAACTCAGGCCGAGTTCTGGCAAATGGACCAGAACATGTACCGCGCTATCAACGGTGACGCTGGAGGTAGCTGGGCCCCGTCATCCGCTATCGTTATTGGTGGAAGCGGGCTCACCGTGAGCGGTCCGTTTGCTACGTCCGGGAATACCACAATAGGTGACGCTGCTGGCGATACACTGACCGTAAATGCGGTGTCTTATTTTTCTGACGGCGTTACCATGGGCAGCGACTCGGCTGATTTGCTACGGGTAAATGCCTCCGCGACATTTGCGGCCGGTGTTATCGTTGGTGTATACTCATCCGATGTGCTTACCGTTAACTCAACGTCGTCATTCTCTAATGACGTGACAATTGGATCCGACTCAACCGATACGTTAACCGTTAATTCTACGGTTGATGTGAAAAATAACGCAACCATCGGGGCTGATGGAACGGATATACTGACGGTTAATTCGGCGGCTACGTTCGTTAATGATGTCGCGATTGGGTCTAGCTCCGGAGACACACTTACTGTTACGGCTACAACGACATTTAACGAGTCTGTCACGCTTGGGTCCGGAGCTGGCGACGATATGGTCGTCAACGCTACCGCGCTGTTTAACAACGGCGTCACGCTTGGCTCGTCATCGACTGATGCTCTTACCGTTGCTGCGACGACTACATTTAACGGACCAGTAACGGCCGCCAACTCGATGTGGCGCGATACATACGAGCTGATTTCACTTGTCGACGATGCGCAGACGCGCAACGAGACGACGGCAAATTCGCTTATCGTGTCGAATCTAAACGGCGCAAATCGCGTCATAACACTGACGGCTACCGGAGGATTTTCAAACATCGTAAAGCATGTCGCGAACTCGGCTCCGGCATATCAGTTAACGGTGGTGGACAGCTCTAGCGGTAGGACATTGGGCGTGTTGGCGGTTGGACAGGGGATACGCGTGCTTATGGTAGCTGGCAGTTGGTACAGCGCCGGGTAACCAATCGGTTACATGCCGGGTCTTCGCGCAATCGCTAACAGTGCGAGCTCCCATATCACAGCGAGACACACGGACACTTGGACCGGATGACTTGCGCCAGATAGACGAACGGCGACACCGATTAGCGCCGGGATTGCGATGTGAACAATAAGTCGGTTCATTTCATTTCTCCTCTTTCAATCTGCATTCCGAGTTCGAGTTCCGTAATTCTATTCGCCTGATACAGGGAATAATTCTCCAGCTTCCGAACATCTCTCCTTAGCTCCGCAACGACCAGAATCAGCGCGTCAATGTCGCCGTCAATATCCGCAACGTCGTTGACTAGCGTGTTTATGCTTGACTCGGTTGTCATGGATGCACCAAACGCACAAGGTGGCTCCGCGCCTCCAGTAACTCGTCAATGAGGCTGTCGATAGCATCGACGTCAATCGTACACATCGCGATTCGACCGGCGTTATCGCGCACGCTGATACCGGCAACGCCCCCGCTAGCGCCGACGGATGCGCCGGGACGCGTATCCTCCTCAACGGCGCGCTCGTGGGCGGTTCGGATTTCGTGCAATAGAGCTTGATGTGTCATTCGTCCTCCAGTAGCATGTCAGCGATTGATTCGTAGTGGCGGTCACGGGCGGCGCGAAGTTCGATTACACGTTCGCGCTCGGATTCTGACATATCAACTCGGTCGTAAAATCGCGTCTTCGTCCAAGGTGGATAGTCAACCGCATCATCAACGCGATTGCGGGTGAGCATGTCCAGCGTGTCGTTGATTGTCGCTACCGGGAAGGCCAGTCCGACGATTCGACGCGTTCGCCAGCTCGATTCTTCAGCGGTCAGCCCGAATCCACGCGACGCAGACTCGGGCGTCACCGTTGACCATGTTCCAAGTTCAGAAGACCAGCTCACGGTTCCCTCAGGTCGACTACAGCAACGCTGTCAAGCGCGCCATCCAATAGGTCGAGCGAGATTTCAGCGGCCAGCCTAACGTCACCTGGGTCGCGCAGGGACACGTCTGGCACGTTGACCTGGTGCCGTCCGTAGACGGCGTGGTAGAGTTCGACGGTTGGCAGACCGTCCATTGGGTCGGTGGATATTGTAATTTGATTCATTTGGCTGGTCCTGGTTTGGTGAGTTTCTTGAGCTCGTCGACAACGTGTCGCAACATTCCTGCGCGTCTGTTCGCAAGTATCAGTGCACCACGAGCCTTGCGACCTTCTCCGTGCCACACGGATGCCGAGTATCCGTTCTCGCCACGTCCGCGCTTTGTCATCTCGACGGCTAGCCGCTCAAGTCCAGGTAACTCGGAGCGCTGCTTACGTAGGTCTTTGCGCGCGCGCTCAAGCATCCATTTTGCAATTACCGGGTCAAGCATCTGATTACCTAGCGTGAAACAGGCGAGCCATGTAGCTTCACATGGCTCGCCTTAGTTGATTAACCGGAACCGTAACCGTAACCGGAACCGTCACCGTAACCGGAACCGGAACCGTAACCGGAACCGTCACCGTAACCGTAACCGGAACCGGAACCGGAACCGTCACCGTAACCGGAACCGGAACCGTAACCGGAACCGTCACCGTAACCGTAACCGGAACCGGAACCGGAACCGGAACCGTAACCGGAACCGGAACCGGAACCGTCACCGTCACCGTAACCGGAACCGGAACTAATTGCAACTTCAGTGATGGCGAAGTCGGACTGATCTAGTACTAACCAGATCATTTCCCTGGCTCCGCAGCTGGCTCCGCACGTAGAGATTGCATGGCAACTGCGGAGCAGTATAGGATTCCGCAAACCTCGGTCATTTCTGCCGGCTGCGACATTTCGGCGGAAAACTTTCGGTCGAATTTTTGGGTCAACCCAAATTCTGCGATATCTGGCAGAGTGAACCGACTGGACCAGCTCCACATCTGTCGAGCGCGAAGCAACGTTACGTTGCGGCCATCTTTTGCCTGGATGAATCCACACATTACCCCCTGTTCTCGAGAGCGAACGATTGCGTACTTGAGACCGTCAAGCGCAGCTGGCTTCGACACGGAATCCGCGCGAATGTAGCTGGTGTTGTTGAGTGTGATTGTCTCTAGATTTTCCATTTGTTCTCCATACACTGACACCCGGAAATCCCGCCACAGCGTTACCTGTGTTCGGGCTTTGGGCCTCTCTACCTCGGGGTGCGGGTTCCGCTGTCCTCTAGCGGTTTCCATTTGGTGGCGTCTTTAGGTTCCGTCTTGCCCCGCTGTTTGTATCCCGCTGCGATGCGGCCCGATTTCTATCCCGGAGGAACCGGCGTCGTGATGACAGGTTTCAATCTATCAGAAACGCGTCACCGTGCAAGATGATTTTGCGTTGTCGAGTACTATTTCGTAAACGCCAAGTCCTGTCGGTAACTTAGGCGACCTGAGTGCATACGCCAGCGGACTGAACTTTGGCAGGTCGACATGGTGCCGCGGCTCCGGTTTCGCATCTCATCACGCCCTCGCTTTTAGGGTCGCCACCAATCGTGCCATCCGTCGCGCTGCCGCCATAGCCTGACGTTCGGCGGACTCGACCGTGAGTTGCTTGGTGAGGTTGCTGGCGTTGGCTTTTTTGGTTGTCGTGGTCATGCTAGATGCTACTGCAAGCCGCGTGCTAGACTCGACAAGAAAGTGACGGCTCATGATTACAGTAGGTTACGGAGACCGGTGGCGCTAATGGGTGGGTAAATTCTGACTTGGATACCCGGGGCAGTTACCCATTGATAGGCTGTTCAGTGTTGAACTCGCTGGCGTGCCTATCCCAAGGTCGATTCCGATGATGGTTTCGATGGTCATTGGTTCCTTTCAAAACATCGACAACTGGCGGGCATCGCTCATGGGCGGCTCTCGCGCGATCGGTTCGTCATCGTTCGTCCAAATCGCCTCTTTGCACTCTTTGCCGCCCGAGTTACGAACAGCCGCGCATGTTGCTAGGTGGCGAAACGGCAACCAATCCGCCCCTTCCCGCTCGCAGACGATCACCTGTCCGCGTCGCGAACGACACCATTGCGCAAGATGCGTGTAATCGGTTGGGTGTTCACGCCCAGCCCAGTAATGCTGCGCTAGGTTTTTGTACAGCGGGTCAACGAAGTGCGTGCATTCGATGTTTGGAAGTTCGGCGTATGTGCCGTTAATCACCTCCCAATGCTTAATCGAGTCGACTTGAGATGCAACCTTCTCGCGCCACTTGGCACACCAAAGGCCGTCGTTCTGGCCGTTTTTCCAGGACGTTAGAGTCTTGCGAAATGGTGACGTGTTGACGCAGCAACTAAGGAACAGTCGGGCTTCGTTGCTCACGTCAAGTGTATCGATGCTCTGTCCGGGTTCCATGAGCGGCAGACGCATGATGTCTTCAGGGCTTGACTTGATTAGATATGACCAAATCGTTGTTACCCTTGGATCAATGTCGCAAAGAATTACCTTCAGTTCCGGGTAATTTAGCGGGTACCCGGCGCCGCCACATTGCGAGTCTTCGATCGTGTCGTAGCGCGGGTTCGGGTACAGCTTAGCCGAGCGCGCCTTCGAGCCAAAGTACTTAAAGAACGGGGATAGCGCGGTCATCTCAACCCACGCCGCCCACATTCCTCACGCGATAGCGGCGCAAGGTTGGCTTCGATTTCGGATTGGGTTGGCAGGGTGACTTTCGCAAACCAGCACTCGTCACAAAGGTCCGGATGCTCATCGTCTGCGCCATCGCAGTAGCCGCACTGTCGCTTGCATTCACAACAGACAAACATCGGATCATCCGCGTCCGTCCACCCGTCGCAAACCTCAACCATCCAGGCGTGTGGACAGTCGGCCGTGGCGTCGGGGTCGCGGTTTGCGTGGTAGAGTACCTCGAATGGGTCGGTGTTGGCGGTCATACTCCACCAGTCTCAATGAGCCTCATCGCGGCGACGTGCCGTCCGACATAAGTCTCGACTACGTTGATTGCAATTCCTCTGGTCTCGTACGAGCCATCGACAGGGTTCTTCCCAATTCCAGGCCCGGTGATAACGGCTCGCCATGTGTCCGGGTCAACCAACGTCAGCACGGCGCAGGAATAGTCGCCGTGACTAGCATCGCTACGATACATCCCATGAGACCAGTCGAGTTTGAGTTGCGCTGTTTTTGTCATCGTTTTATCCCTAGAACCTGCGCCGTCGTCTGCTGCTCAATCGCTGACACTCGTTCCGCCGCCACGTATTGTGCAACGATGTCGAGAAGGAATGCGGCCTTGATTGTGAATTCGTCACCTTTCGCGTTTCGCATAATTGCGTCTCCGCTGAAATCGCTGCTGATGTTGGCACAGTTTCCGTATCCGTCTCGGTAATGTTGCATGGGCCCTCTAACGTCGCAAGCCCCTGCGCTTTCGCGTGAGGGGCCGGGTGTAATTGCACTCAGCAAACGGGAACGTAGTCGCTACTGGTCTGACGACCCCGTACTGAGTTGATGATCCAGCGGGCTCCGCCGGCGGCAACGGCCGCTTCATTTGCTAGGTCGTCGTCCTCATGTGTCGACTCGGGGCTAGCTCCCGATTTCGGCGTTGCGTTGTATCCGCCGCGGTCTACGATCACGTTCTCTGAAGTAAAAACTTGGCTGGTCATCTTCGTTTCTCCCTGCTGACAACCTAAGCATGTGCTATCAGTCTACCGAGCGCAATCTGAAAACGCAACAAGCGAGTCGGTAGTTCCACGGTCCGGACCGCTACTGTTCACTTGAGCAGCCCAAGAGACGCGTTGGTGACCGCGAACTCACTGTTATACCTTAACGCTGCTGTATCGTAAGCACGCGCGGCAGATTCGATTATTGAGTAGAGACCTAGAAACTTTTGCTTCCCGTTGACCTTAATGTAAGCTCGCCATTTTTTCATTTGCTTATCCCAGCATACTCCCTTGAAACCGCTTGTGTTTTCCGGGCTTATACCGGAATTAGCGGCGTTTTGTCTTCGTGAGCACAGGCGCAAACTCGATTTCTGATTGTCGCGCGTATTGTGTTTGATGTGGTCAACGGACTCTCCGTCTTTGGCATTCATGACCTCCCGGTGCATGTAAATTCTACGCTTCTCACCTCCATCGGCTTTTTTCGAGTTCCTCACCGCGTAGTACGATTTTGTGGACGGACACCACTTCGAGTGCCACTTGTGAAGAATTAATTCATCATAATCCTCATCGTCAACAAGCGCTACTTGTCCTTGAGTCAACGGTATAGTTTTCATATCGCGCGATATTAGCACAGACCAGAGCGCAAGTCAATCAGGCGTGGTTTGACAGGTGGCATAGTTCGTGCTATACTCCGACCATGTTTATGAGCCCTGGCAAAATTGTCAAACGCGACGAGCTTAAGCGGCTCGCTGTTCTAAAGCGTCAAACCGGAGAAATCCTCCGCATCTCGCTCGACCGCGCAACCGATAGCGACGGTGAGGCGTTCCATTTTGTGTCTCTCCGACCATGGCATCCGGTGGGTCCTGATCGCCACCAGCCAGCCTCGTTCACGATTGCAGTCCTCGCCGACGAGCTCCCGGCCATTCGTGACGCTATCACCGCCGCCATCGACCTTATTCCCGCCCACGAGACCGTCACCGAGCCGCCGCTCGAAAGCGCTTCCTGATGCCACCCACAACCCGCAATGGTCTACTCTTCGACATCGGCACCGTCGTGCACACGGCATACGATGATGAGGGCTGGCTCGGCGTACGAATCGACGGGTTTGGAGAAGAAGATGCAGGACTAGGTGATTCCGAGTTGCAGACACCTTTCGGTTTCACCTCGCGACCAGTAGATCAGACCGCAGAGGGCGGATGCGACGCAACCTACGCCCATGCTGGCAACTCGGAGTCGTTCGCTTGGTTCGGAACAGATCGTCGTTACTCCGCCAAGTGCCCGCCGCTTTACCAAGGCAGCTCAGCGCACTGGGCATCCGACGGCCAATTCCTCCTGCTTGACACCGAAAAGCACACGACGACGCTGTACGTTCCGCGTGGAAATCTAGCTCACGTGGTCACAGTTGGCGAGGACGCGAATGCGCAGGCCGTTATCAATCTCCAGCACCAAAACGGGTCGTACGTCACAATCAACGATGACGGCGTTACCGTTCGCGGTATCGGCGACGGTTTTATAAACGTCAACGGCAGCAAGGTCGCGCTCAACGGTGAGGTCACGACAACTGCATCGCTAACCGTTGGCGGGGTCGCTGGACTTCCCGTAGCGATGGCAATACCGCTAGCGACGGCGATTACGGCAGCTGCCGCGGCATTCTCGGGTGGTGGCGCGCCAGCAACGCAAACACAAGTGCAGGTTGCGTTGACGGCCATCGCGCTAGCTCTCAACACCGTGGCCAAGTCCCAAATGCTGGCGACCGTCTAGCATGACGACCAAGTGCCAGTTCCCGCCGGTACCGATTCCTGGGCTAGTTCCGCCTGCGATACCGATACCGACGCTACCGACGATTCCAGGCCCGCCGCCTGTCCCTGTGATTGGCGGTTTTCCGTTGCCTGGAGTTCCGTTGCCGACCATCCCCGGTCTCGTGCCGCCGTCGATACCAATCCCAGCTCTACCGACCATCCCGTCGCCTCCACCGGTACCAACCATTGGCGGCGTTGCTCTGCCAGGGGTTCCCTCGGTGTCAATCCCTGGATTGGTTACCCCAACGATACCAATCCCAGCTCTACCGACCATCCCCATCCCGACCGCCAACATCTGCCCGCTTGACGAGACCCCCCCATAATGACGAATTCCGTTACATTTACGCAAGGCTCGACGCCATCAGCGGCATCTTTCTCGTGCGCAGCTGGTGAGGATTTGACGATTACGATAACGATGCTGACGTCGGCTGGCGCGACTCGCGATTGCTCCGGTGGTCACATGACGTTTTCGTTTGGCCGCACCGGTCACCCTAGCACGCCGATTACCGTCACTGTTGCTGGGCAGACGAATGGTGTCCACACCGTTTCGGTGCCATCGGCGTCCACCAGGCTGCTCGACGGTCAATACGCGTGTGATGCATGGTTCACTCCTGCCGTGGGTGCGCCCGAGCGTGCCACCCAAAACTCTAGGCTAGAAATCACCCAGTCAATCGGCTCAGGCGACACGGAGCTAGAGGGGTGGTCTACCTGGACCGAGACCGACCAAAGCGCAGTGTCAGGCTCGTATCTTGACCTGCCACTACCGGATGAAGTTAACACATACGTATACGAAATGCAGCTCACGCTCAGGGGCGCCGTACATACCGGTTGGTATACGCGATTTCGAATGGTGGCCGGCGCTACGGTTGTGGCTGAAGCAACCGCCCCTGAATACGTCCGGACCGGTTCTCAATACTCGACGGCAACCTATACGATTGAAACAATTGGTGGATTGAAGTACCTGCGGTTTACTCTCGGTGGCGTCACTGAGACGCTCACGACCAAGATTGTCCGCTACCGAACGAGGCGCATCTAATGGCAACAATTTTCACGATAATCACCTTCATTCAGCTTAACCAAGCCGCAATCGTGGCGATTCAGCAGGCGGTATTCTTCGCGCTGTCGTCACTGTTCCAGATCCTGAAAATGCCCAGAACTAGCAAGTTTTTCGGTACGTTCGCTGTCGATGGCGGTCGATTGATTCGATGGGTTGGAGGACTCGGCATCGCGAGTAAGCCCAAGTCGTGGCTTGAGCTTGTCGCGAAGATGGCCAGTAAGCTCAAAGCAAACGCAGCGCTCCTACTGATTGCAATCGGGTTCGTTGCGTGCGTTGCGACAAAACCAGCCACGCCAACCACGGTCGAGATTGCCACAGCCGCCGTTAACCTAACCGACGAAGCGTTGGCTGTCGCTATCCAAGCCGACCCGACTCGCGAATGGTTGCCTGAAATTATCGCGGTCGAGCGAACCATGAATGCGATTCGATGTCGTGGCGACGTTTGCGACACGCTCCCTGCTCTGCAACTTGTGGCGACAACGACCCAATGTGAAAAGTGCTTCGAACTCGTCGCCGCCGCAAAGGATGCCTTATCATGTCCGCAATAAGCCACGTTACCGCCATTCTTCGCGCAATCGAAATCCTTGAGCCGCTCGTTACGCAAACGGTCGAATGGATCCAGGGTGGCGTGAAGCCCGAGTTCATGTCCACGCTGCCGCCCGTTGCGCGCTCGCGAATCGCATATAACGCGACACGAGCCGGGCTCAAGTAGTGCCGTCTTACGATTTGGATATCGAAATATTACGCGAGCCGACTGACGTGTTTGCTCGCGTGTTTGCGGTTGGGTTGGGAATCAATGACATATCGAGAACTGCCACCGAAGCTGACGCCGCTGAGCTATGCGGGAATAATCAATTCGATGCTCCTGGTCTGGGAGCAAACCGGAACCAATCCAGAGCGTAAAACTTGCCGTTTAGCGGCCGCCCAGATTGCCATCGAATCCGGTCTTTCGTCTTGCCTAAACTACAACATATCAGGAATCAAGGCGCGACCTAATAACGGCAAGACTCACTGGCAGTATTTCAAGACCACCGAGCGATTTTCACCCGTACAGGTTGTCGCCGCGGAGAAGCTTGGACCCGGTTTGGTTGAGGTAATCGGTAACGATGGCGACAAGATCAAGGTGTGGATTAAGCCTAAGCATCCGTACTGTTGTTTCCGTGCGTTCGAGACCTTGAACGACGCAATGCTCGATCATCTACTTACTCTCAAAAACAAATTCCCTAACGGATGGTTGGGTCTGCTAACCGGAGACGCTGGTAAGTTCGCTCACGGGCTGAAAATTGACGGGTATTACACAGCAAAAGAGTCCGATTACGATTCTGGTCTGGAGTGGCGACTAAAGCAGGAGCTAGCCAGTGTTTCCGATGAGCACCTGGTTTGGGGAGACGTGATCTAATGACCGACCCTATCGTTGAGCGCGAGACCGGGAAAGACCACGACGCGGCATTTCTGGCGCGTCTCTATCTCGAGGCCGACCGCGTATCGTCCCTATTGTCGGACGTCGTGCGACACTTAAAGGGCAAGGTGGACGGTCTGGGCGTCGATATCGCCCAGTCACAAGCGTTCGAAAAGAGGGCCGCGGAAGCGTTCAATTCGATAGCCGAAACTCAAAAAGAGCACGGCCTGTTCCTGCGAAAAATTGACGCTAACCAATCGCTTATCATCCGCGAGCTCAAACTCCAGGGTCAGCGCATCACCGAGCTTGAGCGCGACAGATTTCCACCCATGTTCCCGGCGGCTGAATAATGTCTATCCGCGATACTCACCGAAGCCGGTCGTCGCCCAATCTCAATGTCCACCAAACGCTTCACGACTCAGACGCGCGTGACCTAGCGCAGCTCGCGTTTGACGGGGCGGTTGAGGCACAGGTTAGAGTACGCGAGATTGAAAAGAAAGCGGAGTCAGCGGCAAAGGCGGCAGAGGAAAAGGCAAGTGCCGCGCTACTGAGCACCGCCGTCGTGCAGGGCCAATTTAAGACAATCATAGCTCTATTGTCGGCTATTAGCGTACTCCTAATTGGGGTCGGCAGTTGGCTTATCCTTCGCGTTGACAGCCAGGCCGATCGCGCCCGTGAATCTGCCTCTGTCGCTGCCGTGCAGGCTGTGCAAGCGTCAGACAGGCGCTTCGACGCTCGGCTGGACCAGGTTGCTAGAGACGCAGCCAGAGAAGCGCTCAGGCTCCGTGACGAGCAGACGATCGGAATGGTCGTGAAGCGGTAGAGAAAATGTTGAACTTGCCCGGTGCACCTAAGGTGTTACCGGGCTTTTTCGTTTGCCTATCGTCCATTAGCCAGAATAGACAACAAGACATATCGATCGTTCAGAGATTGGTCATCAGTAACAAGCTCGAGTAATTCTCGAAGCTTTATGCCAACAGCTGGTCCAGGTCCTATCTCAAGTGTGGACATGACATCCAGACCGGTGACAGCCAACTGAGTTGTTGTCGTCACAATTGGTGTATAGGCGCCCATTGATGCGATTCGTTCTGTTAGCCAGTCTAGGTAACCATTTGGCAGCCCAGGCGCACGCGATACGCCCTTCCCGACACAATCCGCCCTGGCTAACGAGATGATGTCCGAAACATTGTCGAGTCCGACCTTTCGAGCCCATCTACGAATTGAGGCAGGTGACTTGAGCTCGGGCACCAGATGGTAGCGCACCAAATGCACAATACGTTCTCGGTCTTCATTCGAGAATTTGAGTCTTCGTAGTATCGCGTCCGCTACATCGGCCCCGGTCTTTTCGTGATCATAAAATGTTGGCTCTCCTGTGACCGGATGCGTTCCCTTCGTATCGGGCTTAGCGACATCGTGAAGCATTGCCGCGAGTCGCAAGTGCTGCTCTTTAGGAGTTGCATCCGTTACGCGCATGGTATGATCCCAAACATCAAACTCGTGATACTTGTTCTGTTCACATCCGATCATTGGCAGCATCTCTGGCAATACTTGCGCGAGCATGTCCGATCCCAGAAGGATGCCAAGGAAACGAGACGGGAGTGGGGAAAGCAATCCCTTAACAAGTTCCACCCGTACGCGTTCAGCGGCAACGCTTAATCGGCAACGCTCAATTGCCTCAAAAGTTTTTGAGCCGATACTAAACCCGAGTACCGCTGCAAATCTGACAGCTCGTAAGGCCCGCAATGTATCTTCGTTCAGCCTGGAATCTGCGTCGCCGACCGCATGTACAACTTTGCGCGCAATGTCATCGACTCCGCCAAACGGATCAACAACCTCACCGCTCAAAGGGTCGTGGGCAATTGCATTGATTGTGAAGTCGCGACGACTTAGGTCAATCTTGATGCTATCTGAAAACTGTACGCTATCCGGTCGGCGTCCGTCGGAATAGTGGCCATCAACGCGGTAGGTTGTCACCTCGAAGCTTTCTCCGTCAAGGATGACCGTAACCGTGCCGTGATCTATCCCAGTATCAACGACTCTGGCGAACAGGTTAGCTACCTGCACTGGTAGAGCGTTCGTCGCTATATCCCAATCGTTCGGGGCGCGTCCGATAATAGAATCACGGATAGCGCCACCGACTAGGTACGCTTCGAATCCAGCGTTGTTTAGCACGCGGCAGATTGATATCGCGTTTTCTGTCGGGTGGATGTTCACGATATGGCCTCCGACATGATCTCAACGCAATCTCTGTCGATTGCTTCGATGTCTGGTGACTTTGGCAGGGCGCTTGTCTTCGCTGCTTCCTCGAGTTTCGAATCTTCCGCAGATGCCCAGTCACGAAGCTGTTCATACGTCCAAGCTCCGCCGCGTATTGCCAGTAGCTCATCAGCGTCTGGACGCTTAACGATTACCTTACCGGTCTCGAGAATCTCACGACACATACGGATTAGACGCACCAAATGCATCGCGTGCTTCGTGTCGTACCCGTGTTTTGCCTCTAGCTCGGCACGAGCAGGATTGCGGGTTGCTTTCCACGTTTGGTAATTGTTCCATTCGCGAAGTTTACCCGAGTAGCGCCTCTCCATATCGAGTAGATAAATGAAGTTATCGGAAAAACCAAGCGTTCGTGCTGCGCCTTGCCAGAGCTCGGAGTTGCTTGAAATCTCTAGTTCTGCTAGATGTGAGGACATTTTCTGAAGGATAGACTCACGAATGTCCCTCGGTAGGTCGTCGAGGAAGTTGGCGCTCCATGAATCCATCTTCTGGCGGATTGCTGACTCTGCCGCGGCAAGCTGATCGTGTGGGACGAGTGATCGCTCTGGTAATCCAAATTCAGTTCTGGACGGTTGTGCCAACGGTGGTGTTTTTATCCACCTGTAATGTGTGTCGATTCTCTTCAATTGAGAAGCCGCATAACCCGAAAACGTGTGCTTCACTCGACGAGTCAAGAACATTTGTCGCATAGCCAATAGCCGTTCGCCGTATTTGGAAACTTGTAGCCTATCCGATTCGTCAACAAACAGAATCTCGATAACGTTTGGGTTGCACTGTGACGCCAGGCTGACGAACTTCTTTAGGCAGAACACAGTCAAATCGGGCGCGTTGCATACCACCTGATCGAACCGATGCAGGCCACCTAGGTAGTATTCCCGAGGTGCAATCGCTACCCCGCGAACGTCATGGTCACTAGAAGGCAGAGCGGTGCCGTACGCGTGGCTTCCGTGGGTGCACAGGAAAATTGTTCGTTCTGGAATCCACTTCAGATTTCCAGAGTATTGTGACCAGTCAAATGTGTTTTGTTGCATTGTGTCTCAACTTATCAAATACACGAAAACGGAATCCATCTGACCGTAAACCCTTTGCGCTCCAAAAACGCGCGCATACGGCAGGCCCCAACTGGGTTAACAGAATGAATATCAATCGTTTCTGGAAGCTTGGCGACGCGCTTCGGTTTCGCGAGCATCAACCCGCACGCATCGAGACCCGTGGCCTCTAGTCCCTGGTACAGTGACCGGCAATCGAAATCGTTCAGGTCATGGTCGAGTGACACGCCCTCGAACCGAGCGTACTTGTCGTTATCGAGCGCGTCTGTGAACTGGTCAATCGTATACACGTGCACCAGCTCACCAGGGTAGAGCGATTCGTAGTGGTCGTGTCGGAATTTGTTGTCGTCTAGGAAAAGTCTCATTCGAACCAATGGCCTCCATCACCGTCAACGCCAATCTCAGTCACCGCGCCAAGGTGAATACAGTTTCCGGATTCAAGAGTCAATAGACTATAAGTGCCATCAATGCGATGGAACCTCATCCAAGTCGAGCCGTCGGATAATGGCTCGAGAAGCCGAATCACGGTATTGCGCGGAACATCAAACAGTGGAATTCGTTTCATGGCTCGAATCCTGGCTGTAGCTTGTAAGGCAGCGAGACGACCTTCCAGTATCGGTCGTAGATCGGACCTGCGAGTTCGTTTAGCGGTCGCGCTATCTGTTCAAGTTTCTCCCGGTTAATTGCTACCGGTATTGGCAGAAACTTCTCAGCTGGATAGTCGCGGCAAAAGTTGTCAGTTTCTACTATTGCGAAATTTGTCATGTCTCACCCTCAATAGCACACCCGTACGCCTTCATAACCTCGACGTACCGCTTGGTGATGAGCGCCCTAGCCTGCTGTGGCGTCATAATTACCGTCCGCTCGGACGCGACCGAGAGGTAGCCATCCGACGTGAGCATATTATATCGCTCTGGCTCTTCGCTCGAGTACTCGACCTTCCCGCACGTCGCGCACCTGACGTGACCTGGATAGTGATGAGAACTGTACGGGTCGTCGTCAGTGGACGATTTCTCGTGGTAAATGAATATATGCGGGCAGCATGACCGAACCTTGGCGGTAGCGGCACTTTTCCTGGCCGCGGATTCCTTTGACTGTGCAATCGTCATATCGTCAGTAACGACAATCGCATTCGCCGTCTCAAGCTCCAGCAACGCGTCACGGAGCTTTTCTGGTGGCCAGGAGACGATGATTGACAACTCCCGTAACGTCTCCAGCTCGCGCGCCTTACGATGCCACGCTTCGGTTGTTTCCCGTACAGCCTTATTGACCGCGACGAGGTCGCGTTCCTTGTTTTTGAGTTCGACTGATAATCCGCTGATATCAGCCGTGCAATTGTCCAATGCCTGTTCGATTGTCGTCATTTTAAATACACTAACTAATCCGCAATTGACTCGATTGATAGGTCGATCGTCTCTATCGATGACCCGCAGTCCAGTTCGGTGAATTCTGGATATTTCGCGCGAATGAACGCGGATAGGTTGCAGTCGCACGAATAGTTGCCCTCGGAGAACATGTACACGGCACTCTCGTGAGGGTACGCGTAACCGAAATCATACTCAATTTCATACACCTTACTGTCGTATTGAAGGTTTAGTCTGGCGACTGTACGCAGTCGAGTGTCGGTCCCCTCATACAGAGCGTAGGCCAGCTCGCGGGCTGACAGCTCGACCTCTAGCGCCCGGAGCCTAAACAGGTATGCAACCCGATCCTCTGCGGTATCAAACCAGTAATACCCACCGCTGAGCCCGTGTTTCGCCGCGTGTTCTGGATTGAAGAACCCGCCCCACGTGTGAATCACGTATTCGTATTTTTCAGACATAACAAGTCCTATCGGTAATTTGTCGCACTCGCCTCTCGCCTCAAGCCACCCCTAACCCGTGTGGCTTTTTCGAGTTTGTTAGATCGATTTACTGACGCTCAACCCGTGTTTCTCGGCAACTTCGGACAGTACGGATTCAGCCTGCTCACTGGTCAATTCCAGCGCCTCGATCACGGCCAACATACTGCGCACTGCGCCTTTGTGTTGTATTGCTCGTGTCTTCGGGCTTGATTTTGCAACATCAGCAAGCGTTTCCTTTGATTCCATAATAGTCCTCTCTAACGACTCATGGCATAGTCGGCTAAAATAACACGTGCATCCTCAACGGATTCGTGCGCAATCACGTCGCCCGTTGATGCGCGCCATCGGTATTCTGGGTGTAGCGCTGCCATCGTAGACGCCACTCGACAGGCAGTGTCCATGTCGCTCAAACAGAATGTTGGCAGTTCGGCGTCTACGGACCATTGTCCCGACGCTCCACTCGACATGATGTAAATTTTGGAATTGTCCATGTGCGCCTCTCTAACGCCCCAAGCCCCGCCTTGTTTCAGAGCGGGGCGTGTGAGCGAATTGGTCAGTTGTCGATCCAGGGCGTCACGTCTCGTAGCATTGCAGCGTCACACTCGGCTTTGGCCCGGTCACGGCGCCTTCCGACCGTGAGCTCTGCGCCTTGAGCGCGAACCTTGATCGCGTAGATAGGAGTCCCGCGGTCGTCGAAAAGCTCGACTACCTCTACGGTGGGTGGGTAGATCGGGAGCATTGGTAGGCCGCCCGAGTGTGTAGACGCCATCAGAACGTGCATCCTTTCGCGCCGACGCCTGGCACAGTGATTTGCGCGGTGGCCTGGTGTTCGCGAGCGCCAGTCTCGGACGCTCGCCACGTGATGAGGTACGCGGCATCGCCGGGCTGTACATTGTAGTCGACCGCGCGACGGGGGTACTCCTTGGCGGCTTTTCGCAGCGCTGACGTTGCGTTGGCGGCTTCGATCGTCGCGAACATGTTTCCGTGCTCGTAGATTTCGAAGGTCTTCATGATGTTTCTCCCTGGCTGACACCCTAAGCATGATTCATTACGTGCCGGCACGCAACCTCATTCGACACGACTCCCTAAAATAGTTTCAAGTAGCTGGATTCGCAGGCGGATTAGCGAGCGACCTCAGCCGAGCCTAATCGTCGTCCCGTCCGGGTGCTCTAGCCACAGGTCGAGCCCGCGCTTGCCGGCGTCCCACTGGACGTGGACCGCCCAATCCTCAACGTTCGGCGCGGTGTAGCGATCGAGCAGTCGCAAAAATTCCAGGCGGGCACGCTCGGCTATTCTCCGCGCAGCGTCAATGAAAACGACGCCGCATCCTCGATGCTGATCCGTGTGTTGCTCTGGCGAAAACCATCTATTCGCACACGCGGCATTGACGTGCACCGCGACGTAACTTAGCTCGGCGAACAATAGGGCACGTTGCGCAGTAGTGGGCGTTTCGCCGAACGTCACTCGAGTAAATGGGTCGTTGCCTAATTCAGTGAGTGGCATAAAACATCAATTCCGATCTGTCTCTTCGCTTCGTTGCCATTCAGCGCCGGTTGGCACTAGCCATGTCATCGACAATAGGAGCAGGCCCGAGTCCGCTGAATTCTCGCGTGCACTTTTTGTTTCTCAAGTGCCGAACTTTTTTGTCCGACGAAGCGCCGGGAGGAATACTGCCGAACAGTCTACAGCGTCCTACGGATGTTAGGTAGCAACATTTGTGGGTTTCTGTTTCGCAATAGATCAACGTTCGCAGCCATTGCGGCTGGGTATATTTGACTGGATCGCTCACTTCTCCAACGCCTCCCGTCCCGCCTTCGATTCGATGTACAAAACGTACCGAAAGTACCGCGTTTTCAGCGATTCGAGCCACTCGTAACCGGGTGATTTGTGTATTCCGCAAGTAAAGCCGACGTCATTCTCGCATTCGCACGTATGTTTGGCCCTGACGCGGTTTCTGCAATAAGCTTCAATTGCAGCTCGGCGCGACAGAAATCTTCTGTTGACCAATGGGACCGAGTACACTGTGGCAGTAGATTTGGTCACGAGCATTTTAGAGCCTCCCGTCCCGCCCTCAGCATCGCGGCAAAGACGGCTGCCCACTCGCGCTCGGTTATGTCGGTCATGATTCTCCTATTGGTGCGTCAGTCTGTAGCACACTAGGAATCCCCACCGCGGGACTCACTCGAGTTCGACACCGCGGTAAGTGGGCGGGTTCGTTACCAGCGCTCGCCACTGCCACGAGCAACGATCGTGTCACCGAATTCATCGCGCATCCCCTGTAGCGCGGACGCAGCATCGGGGTATCGTCGGTGTAGCCCATTGCGCAGCGGAACCGTGTGATATCCCTTGCGCAAAGCGCAAACTGCCGCGTATGCAATACGCGCCTGAAGCGCGTCCGCCAATAGGCGTCGCTCGGTGCGACGATACGAGAGGTCCTGATCGTGGCGCTCTCGCGTACCAAGCGGGTGCCACGCCTTCGCTTCACGGTGTCCGCGCTGAAACGCGGACACCGTAGCAACAGCTGCGTCATATGCGTCACGTCTCGCGATTTCGATTTCCTTGAGTGTTACCATTTTCTCCTGCCTCTCTAACGCCCCAAGCCCCTCGGCTCTCGCGGAGGGGCGGGTGGATTCACGCTAAATCATCCTCGGTCAGCTCGTACGTGGGAGCCCCGACGTACCTCTCCGTCTCGCTCTCAGCGACATGCGCATACAGGTGCTGACCCACCTCGTACCCGTCAGCCGCGCTAAGACCCGCTGCTAGAATCTCCATGCGGTCGCGAACCTCGGCGAGTGCCTCCTCGTCGGAGTCGGCCTCAAATTCCTCGTCGTCGTGGTCGGGCCACGCATCGGCGGCGCTAGCTGGGTTTCCGTCGTAGATAGTGTATTTGTACGTCGTCATGATTTGTTTCTCCCTGACAACCTAAGCATGATGTATCCCGTGCCGGCACGCAACTGTTATCGACACGACTCCAGAAAATAGTTTCAAGCGGCGGGATTTGCTTGGGTTTTTGCTATCGCCTCAAGGATCACGTCCACCGCGTCACCGTCCGCCATCCGTCGCCATCTCCTATCCTCCAGCACGGCGCACAGTTCGCACGGCGCGAGTCCGCCGCGCTCGTGGAGCCGCTCTAGCGTCTGTCCGTGGTTGCGCTGCGCCTGAGCCTCGTGAGGCGCCACCAGTGACCACGGGACTGACCGGGGGCAGCCAAGCGACTCGAGGGCGTCGACTTCTTGACGGGTGTAGGGCCAGAGGATTTGGAATTGACTGGGTGTGCTCATTTGACCGGCGCCTCCTGTCCCACCATCAGCATCTCGGCAACAACGGCCCGTCCGCGGTCGGTGATGTTGACCGGAGACGTAGAGCGGCCCTCGTCCTCGCTGTGCTCGATGGTTACGATCTTTGCGCGTTCGAGGCGCGTCATACTCTGGAATGGCTGTCCGCTCGGGCAGTCACTGAGGTGGCATTGAGGCACCGCAACGAGTGTCACGAGTCGCGATAGGTCTGCGTCGGTTAGCATTTCTCTCCGCCTTTCAACTGGGCCTTGACACCGGCCCTAATCGTCGCGCTGAACAAATCGAACAGTTCCCGCTTGGCTTCGTCTGGATCAAACGGGCTAAGCTTGTTCCACAAGTCGTCCGGGATAGCGTAGTAGCTTTTTACCTTGAACATTCGGCACACGACACGCATTAGCTTCCTGAATAGCTTGTGCGGGTACATGATCGGGAACGCTGCCGGCTGCTTCAACGCCAGCTCTTGAATGTAATCGAGTTCGATGTTTTTTGCTTTTTCTCGGTCGAAATGCTCGATAATTACCCCAGCCGGCGTTTCGCAATCCTCGCACGGGGTAGCTAGCGTTAGTACGTATTTGCCTTTGTTCGGGGCCGGAATCCAGAACTGAATATCATTAATCGTGCATCCGCACTCACACATTTTGCACGTCCTTTGATGTAAAGCGAGACAGGTCGTCGTCGGTTGTGTCGGTCATGTTTCGCCTTGGCGCGTCAGTCTGTAGTATCCTAGGTATCTCCACCGCTGGATTCGCTCGAATCCGACACCGCGGCAAGTGTGCGGGTTCGCATCCGTTGCGGTTGCGTCGGCGCTCAAAGGCACGCACATCGTCAGCCGTGGCCAGCGTGTAGGTTTTGCCATGGCACCGTGGACACCTCTCACGGTAGCGCTCATACGGCCCGCACGGAGCGTCCCAGTACCCGGTCGAGCAGCATGGCAGCTTGTCGCCTATGTTCATAGTTCCCTCACATTGCCTGAGGTGCAATACCCACACGGTGGGCTAATGAAACACGTGCATTTATCAGGGTCGAAATCCTCTTTTCCGTCGTCTTCCTCTTCCTTTTTCTCAAGCTCTCGCATGCGGTCGCTGGCCTCCGATTCCGATGACCCATCATCGATATCCCACCACGACGATCGGGCCACAAGTCCGTCGCTACGGGTCATGACGGCCTGTAGCGATTTGCCGTTCCGGCTCCGATTGGTGACCATTTCGTATGTGAGTGACGCCGGTTTCTCGCCGATATGATTCGTTGCGCTCAGTCTCGCAATCTCCGCCCCTGCCGCCGCAAGCTTCGCCTTTAACCCATCAATCGTTTCGCGCGTCATCGCCTCACTGCCCTGCGTCGTGGTCTCGGTTGGCTGTTTGACGTTGAGCGCCCGGAGCCGACAGACCTCCTCGATCGCTTCAGACGTAGCGCGGCGAGAGCCGGTCAGGTCGCGTTCTAGGGACTCGATTCGGTAGACTGATGCCTTTTTGAAAGCCCGCAAAACCTCATCAAGTTCCTTGGAGTGCTGCTGCTCACCGAGGATTCGTTCGCGCGCCCACGCCCACCGCTCGTCGCCGAGGAAGCGCTCGAGGTCGAGGTCTTTAGCGAGAGTGTCAATAATACCATCACACTGTGACTTAATTCCCCGGTAATCGCGCCAGTCCGCGTCGCTTCTCTCTTTCAGTTCTTGGATTCTATTCGTTAGTCGTTCCCGCTCCAGGCGAGCGTTATTACGCAACTCCTCAATCGTCCTGCGCTGCGCCTCAAGCTTTTCCTCGAGGCCGCTTCGGTGTTTATCCGTCCGACACTGCGCGTAAAGCCTCGCCCTCTCGCTAACCCGCGCGTCGTCAGCCTCCTGCGCTAGCGTGTGAATCGACGGCAGGGCGCGAATACCCGCGAGCGTTTCGGTTGCTAGGTTGAGTAGTCTTTTCACTTCGTCTTATCTCCTTTGTCGATGGCCTCAAGTGCCACCCTGACCAACTCGCATTTCGTCACCGCTGGCAGCTCGACCACGTGACGCAAACCGGCGCGATACGCCTCCGCCCGTCGCATGTGCCGCCGTTTCGATTTCAGCGCGCGGTCTAGTTTTGTCTCGAGGGATTGAATGATTTCGGTGACGGTCATAAATATTCCAACTCAATATCCCGCTCAAACATGCCCTGTTGCCCGACGATTGGCACGGGTCGCACTCGTCGCGGATTGGTGACGCACCAGTGGTAGTAGCCGGGCATTGCCCACCGTGACGGGCTGTCGCGTACGCAATCAACAACGTCGACCACGCCGATAACGTGACCGCGGAGAGCTGCGTCCCGCGGCGGAATCGAGACCGGCGAAAACAGGCTACCAACGGCACACGCAATGAACTCGTCAATCTCGTCCAGCTTGACCGCCTTGAGCTGTTTGCGCGACACGTGGACGGCGAGCGGACCGCGGTGTTTCGTGGCTCGCGAACGGTTTTCGATGTCCTTGCATTCGGAGGCGAAATCGAAGAACGACCAAGCCCAAGGCTCGTGAACTGTGAGGATTTTCATTACCACTTATCCCCCGGCATCATCCGCACATTCAGCCGCGCTGGCCATCCACCGCATTCGGTCGTGTCCTTCGAAACGCGCGTCTTGCCATTGCCGCTATCGACTTCGATTTGTTTCACGAAAACCGGCACGTTCGCCGATTTGCACTGGTCGATAATCGAGTCGAACCAGGCGACATCCGACGGTCGGCGACCGGGGCCTGACTCCGTTCCGACAACGATCCAATCGAGCCCCCATTCCCATGTTCCTCCGGTCGAAGGAACCTTAGGATCAGGATGCTGCAACCGCTCGCCGTTATTCGCAACAAGCGTTGGCTTGAGATACTTGCGGATATCGAGCCCCGAAAGCAACGGCTCAGCACTGATCCACCGTACGGCAGCCGGGCAGCGGAGTAGGTACGGAATTCGCTCGTCTGCGGCCGCCTGGTTTTCGACGGAGACGCCGACGTGGACGTTTGGTAGGGGCCACTTGAGACCGTCGACCATGTTTCGAAGTTTCCAGAACTTCGCATCATGGTCCTCGTCGCTGCCGTCGGCGAGTTCCGCGGAAGACAGCGAGCAAAGCGTGTCGCCGATGAAGTCTCCGTGTTCGGCTGTCTCCGACCGAATCCACTCGTAAAACTCCACCATGCGCTCGGCGCGCTTGGTCAAGATCTGGAAAGTATGCTGCGGACACGATGCGATTACACCGTAGACTGCGGCGATTTGTTCGAATGAAAGCGACTCGTGGAATAAATCCGACATCGAATTTACGAAGACGAGCGACGGTTTTTTCCAGTGCAACGGGGCCGCGAGCATCTCCGGAATGAAGCGGACCTCACCGGACCATTTACCGTCGCGAATCAATCCGTGATACGGCTGACCTTCGCCACAGAACCGCGCCGCCATGCGTTCGGCAAAGCAATTTTTACAGCCGCTCGAAACCTTCGAGCATCCGCGGATCGCGTTCCACGTGTAGCCAGGCGTCCCAGCTTCGGATCTCGTCCATTCAATCGATGTTTTAGCCATTTGCTGTCACCTCCGTGTTGCGCTTCTTGATTTCATCAGCCCGATACAGTGACCACATGAGACACGATATGAAGTCGGTAATTTCGTCGGTCATTGCCGATCCGGCGGGCGCCATGTGATAAAAGTCGACAAGTAAAACGCGCTCGCCATCTGACGAAACACCAACGGTTGACGTCCATTTGCCAGGAGGCTTCTCGCGTGCCGATGCGGTCGCTTGGTGGCGGCCTAGTTTTCCATTCACTCGGCCCGAATCGTCGAGCGTGAATACCACCGACGGCGTTGCCCCATCCGGGTTTGCGCACGTCCAGGTTCCGACAACTTTCGGGAACGAAAACATGTTGTATTTCATGAAGCTCATATTAGTAAACCACTGGTTTGTGTGCTGAGCAGAATCCGGAACCGTCACTAGGCAACCCTCCATACGCGGCAAGTTCGCATTGAGTGGACGATCCCTCGTCAGGGTCACCTGGGAACCACGAGCACGTCTTGCACCGCTTGACCACCGCCACCTCGACGAACCCGTCACGCGGCACACCAGAAATCTTGGCGGTCTCGAGATGGCCGGCAACGTCCATGCGTAGCGAGTTTCGGTGGAGTCTGTCTAGCGCGGATTGTTGGATGTAGATGGTCATTTTGACAGCTCCTCAAGCAACCTCTGTGATTGTAGCCTGATGCTTGGGCTAATTTCAAAGTCGTCGGCCGTGGAAATGCGCTCAACGAACGCGCGAAGCTTCTGCTCCGCTTCAGTCCGCTTGCCAAGCAATGCCGACAATTCCGTGACCGCTTGCGACAGGCTGGCACTCAACGCCTCCGCCGCAATCCGTCGCGCGGTTTCGGATTGGAGATGATCGAGCGGAGCGAAACGTTTGTGCTCCACTGTAGCAAGCAGACTGTCAAAATTAAGCACCTGAGACGGGACCACGCGTGTCTTTTCTGTCTTTACTGACCCGGAAAACTGTAGGCAATTTACAGATTCGAAACTCACCCAAACATCCCGCGACTCGTCACGCTTCTCGCTCGCAACCGGCAAGAGCTCATAGTCGCACGTGTGGTCACATCCAAGTCCTTTCCACCGTTCACGCTCGAAATCATCATCGGGCTCGTCGCGCCTGTCACATTCAGTGGCGCGCTTGAGCGGGACGAGGGCCCCGTACTCAATCCGATCGGTACTTTCCGCCCAGGTGTCATCAAGCGCCAGGTCAATCCATTCCTGAGCCGACGACTCCGCCTCCGTCAGCGTATCGTGCTCCTCGAATTCGCCGTCGATTCCTAGGCTGTAGTATCTATTGGTCATCGTCTTCCTCTTCGTTTCTTCCGTACCCGTAGTCGCGCTCTTCCTCGCGCTCACGTTCCATTTCCGCGTCAATACAACCTGGTGCGCACCTCTCAGGAGCCACCGCGTGGCATCCGGGACAGACACGAGCAAGCATGTCGGTGTCGCGCTTCTCGAGTAGCGCGCGCATTAATTCGTAATCGGACTCGCGGAGTTCAACGGTCGCACCGGCTATCTCGACCTGTCCAATTGTCGGGTTTTCGGCGGTATAGGTCACGCCGCCACCAGCAGCCTTTGCGACCTTGTTCGCCTCATTGGCCATCAGTCGATACCAAAGACGCGTGCCCATGGTATCGGCCTGCTTCGCGAATTCGTTGTAACCAACGACAAGGGCCGTTAGAGCTATCGCGTTGTGTTGCTCTTCGCTCATGACTTTTCCTTAACCACCGCATACGGATTCCGCTGCGGTTTGCCTTCTTTTATCGCCGCTTGCCCAGCGACGTAGCCTTCGGACCAGATGTCGGCGAGCTTCGCCTTCAACTCGAGATACGCCGCGGCGGGCACGAATTCTTCGAGGCCATCATCGGGATCCGTATCGACCTCGACGTGCAGGTAGGAGCCCATTTCGCGCACCTCTTCAAGGTCGTCGCTGTCAACGAAGATGGACTCCGGATGCGCTTTCATAGCAGGGTCAGTCGACATATTGCACCTCGCTATCGGCTAGCGACGGGTTTGCCACAACTGCCTTTAAGATCGAATCAATGCATCCGCTGCAAACCGTGAAGCCTTGTTTGCCGTACTTTAGTAGACGACGCACGGTCGATTTAGCATGCGTTACCTTATGAATAGCTAGTCTTTTGCGCCCGAGGTCGTAGAGCGTGAAATCGCCAAAAATAAGACGCTCCGAGTCGTAAGCGGTCTGACATATCGTGAAATCGAACGAATCGATCACGTCAGCCGCTGAACCGTAGGCTACCTTGAGAAACTGGATTACCCGAGCCTTTCCGTTGATTTCGAACGTGAACCCTCGGTAGAAATCAGTGTCAGCTGTTTGTTTAGCGCCTTTACCGAGCAGCGTCGCGGTCGACTCGTCCAATTGCGAGAAACTCGCAAAGCCGACGTCAAAATCTGAGTCCTGCGGTTGGCCGATAATGAGCCGACGAACCGAACCGCCAACAAGGAACGGGCCATTGGGAGTGACACCAATACGGGTAGCCACTGATGAAAGTTCCTCTAGGGAGAGTCCGTATCTGTCGGTAAATTCAACCGCGTTTATCGCCTGTGTCATAGAAGATCAATCAGCTTTCCGAACAGCTCAAGCGTCTCTCTCGAGAAATCCTGGCCTTCGTCATTGTTGGCGATTGACTCGCATAGCTCCCTCGCCGCAACGCGTACCGGATCGAGTCCAGCACGGTCGATGACGGCTAGTAGGTCTGCGCTAAACGCAACGACACCGGTTCCACTTGGTGCGGTAATAGCTATTACGTTGCCGTGTGTATTTGTAACGCGAAAACCGTCATCCTCAACGACTGCTCCATCGTCAGCCCACGCACTTCCAGGCGCTAACTGTTGCATCTCAACTTCTCCTGTCACCATATCTAGCGCGAATCGTCATCCGGCGCAACCGAAATCGTCAATGCACTCTTGAAGCCGAACTTGCCGCCTATCGACCACCAATACGACCTCGGCCAGGTACCCGCACCACGTCATCGGCGCCTTGCGGTCGTCTTCTCGTCCTGGCTCGCGGCACAGGCTTCGGCACCGTCGATGGGCTCCAGGCGTGACGCAGTGCTGGCCGAGTTCGCTTGGATGTACCAACGTTAGCGAGTGGCGACCATTCCGACCTTTGCCGCCAATCGTCGCCGTGCCGTCTGTTTTATGAAAGCTCGCCATAGAAATTCGCCGCTCCGATTGGGTCAGATATCTCAACGATTCGCCTAGCCAGTTCACGACGACGCATCTTGGTCGGTTTGTCTATACCGCACCACCTGGCGAGTCGTAACAGCTCACGGTACGGACAATTCGACAAGCGGTAGGCAACCGAGTCAGCCAGCCGCCTGTCGATTCCGCTCGAGTTCATCCGGGTTGTTTTAGCGCGGCGGTCAATTGGGCGCGCTCGTCGGTAGTCCATGAGAACTTTGAGAGCGTCGACGCTGGATATGTAGCGCGTCCTTCATCGTTAAGTTTCCCAATGGCTTCCAGATGATCAGCGAGATTCCCGGCCGGTCTCTCGATTGCCGCCTGAGCCTGGCTCGTTTGCTTGGGCTGTTTAGTGTCTGCGGTCTTAACGAGTCTACGCTCTTTCGGCTTCCGCTTCGGCAATTTGATGGTAACGGACATGTCGCCGTCAATGTCTGGCGAACCGAGAACGCGAACCGCGTCGCACATCGCTCCCTTTGCGCCGCCCGGGTCTCGGTCGCGCTCGATGCACCAGGACACGCGCTTTCCAATCCATGCCTTCAGGACCTTGCCGAACATAGCCTTGAGGCAATCCCCGTTGGTCTTGTTGAGTTTGAACTGCATCGGCGTCTCGACAAATGTCAGGATACCGGCGGGCTTATCAACTCCGTCGTCATCTGGAAGCGCTTCTAGGTCGTAATCCTTGATCGTTAGCGTTGGCTTATCAGTGCCAAACAACGGCACGAATAGTCCAGATTTCAAGAATCGACCTGGGAACATTTCGTCCCAACACGTCGGTTTCGGTAGCATTTTTCGTTCAATCGCCATCGGTATTGTCCTTTGAGAAGTCCAGCTCCTCGTCTAATCCGTCTTCTGAATCGTGTCTAGCGAACTTGGGGATTTGGTACTTTAGTCGAACCTCGTTTGCCATTCCGGGGAAATCGTTATGAGCAATCGCGACCTTCAACTTCATCAGCCATTCCTGGTAATTGATCCGCCCCTCCTGAAGGTCCTCCTCGTCGAGCTCAAAAACGATCGAATCGTGGATGTCACAAGACTCAACGGCGAGCACCAGCGTTTCCGGGTCGTCTTCGATATCGAATAGCGTGCGAAGTGCGTCGGCGTACCATGCCATCCTGGAGTGGTACTGGAGCTTGGCAGCCTCGTGAAAGAATTTACCTGGTGAGATATCGCGAGCCGTTTTCAGGTCGCCGAATGACGGACGCCATCCGTCAGGAAGTTTGTCACCTGGCTTGACACGCTTCCCGTTGAGTCTACGAAGCCAGTCTATACGGCCCTTGCATAGGATGCCTGTTTCTCGGTCGACCCAAACGAGTACCACTTCCGTTTCGACGTCGCTGATTGCCTCGCGTGACCGTGGCTCCGCGTGAATCTCGTGCCGAATAGCGACCGCTTTGTTGTAGTCGTCGAGCTGGACGATTGTTTTACCAGGATTCGCCGCAACAAACGCGTTCCAATCGTCCCCGCGACGCGGCGACATCTTTGTCTTGCCGTCCTCGTCTGGCTTTGAGCGCTTGGTCCAGGGCACAAACTCGCGCGCGAACCGGTCTGGCTCGAGAACCGCGGCGTGTCCAGTCGTTCCGAGCGCGAGCGCCTTAGTGGCTCGCTTTGGGCACCGCTTATAGTGTTTTAGCGACTTGTTGATAAACGACAGTCTCGACACGTTCACCGCGTCGATTTGCTCGTACGCGTCAGGCGCTATCTCGTCTCTGTAGTACAGACCGATTCCAATCATGCTACAATCTCCTTAAATCGTCACTTCCGCAACTAGGACACGTCACCTGATAGCACTCACAGCGCGCCGTGTCGAGTTCAGCAAACTCGGCAAAGCACGTCTGACATTCGAGCGTTAGATCATCCTCTGGCGGGTCGTAGTCGCCAGCGCCACGCATTCTATCGGTGCGCACTGCCGACCGCCTCCTGAGCGTCTAGGGCGAGCTTCCCGATGGCTTGGGCGCGCGGTATGTCGCCGCTATCGAGAGCCAGCAGAGCCGCCGTGGCGAGTCCGCGAGCAATGCACTCGGCCTGGAAAAGATCTGTGTGAATCAGGGCAAGCATTTGTTCGTATGCTATTTGGGCTTGGGATGGAGTCATAATCCTCTACTCAGGAATCGTCTTTTGTTTGTGCCCAGTCACGGAGTCTAACCGTGTCAGTACGTCTGGGCTGGACCGGGCTTATCGCGCCCTTGCGTTACCGCTCTGACGCCAATCGTGGCCCCGGTACACGGCGGATGCGCCTCACGATTGGTTGTCTTAGTGTTACTGGCATAGCATTTGGTCCGTTTGGTTTTGGTCTGCTACCGGCGGGCGCAACCCGCGCGCAATACCCAGCGTTACTCGATGCTGGTCATAAATCCTCTAGTGGTTCTTCCGGGCCATACCGCAGTCATCTCAGTCATCGCAATCCGTTGCCGATTGGACACCCGCCGGCACAATTGCCACGTGGTTGGCTTCGATTAATTTGGTTGGTATGTCAATGTTGGCGCAACCCTAAGGCATGGTTCCTCGCTTTCGTCTGGCAGCCTGTCACATTACAGGGCCCGGGAGAATGAACAATCAGCGTGGCCGATTACTCACTCTATCGGGCTCTGTATGGGCAATTACTATAGCGCAATCATGGCGGACGTCAACCTAAACTTGCTACGTCAACCTCTGATCCAATATCGAAGTCAGCCGATTCTTGTGTGACATCTCCGTCTGAGTCGCAAATAATATTCGTCATTACCTCGATCGTACAATCGTACGTAGCGAAAATTCTGCAACCAGGGTATCTACCAATAAGCTCGGCTAGGTCACGTTTGAATTCGAGTTCGACCTGTTCCCTGGTTTTCATTTTGCCTCCGTAATCACACACTCGTCGATTCCCTCGCGAATTGAGAAGATATCGTACCCGAGTCGGGTCATCCTCAGAAATACCTGAGCCGGCGTCAACAGCGTCTCCACTGGTCGCGTTGGCCGAACTCGTCGATAGGTGGACACGTCGCCAAGCATCCTATCGAACGACACCACGCGATTCACGCGAGCACCACGCAAGCCTGAGCGAACACGTCCCGCGCGCTTGCACCAGACACGACAACGCGCTCGGTAGTGTCGTCGGTCTCTCGGTCGTACTCGGTTACGCGGATGTGTTTGCGACCGTTCTCGCCGGCCGAGAACGTGATCGTTTGACCTGGCCGTAGCGAGTCCAGGATCGCGAAGATTTGTTCGGCTTGCTGCGCCTTGAGTTCCGATAGTTGCTTGGTCAACATCTGTGTCTCCTTGCTGATAGATACAGCGTGAAGCATTTCGCGTCGCGGCGCAAGGAGATTTTAACTGGTGCGCGGATATAATCTCAACCTGTCGTATTTATTGGACTATCAGCGCTCCATTCTCAATTCGCGAATCCGGAACGCGTCACAGCTCCCGGGCTAACCGCCTCGCATCCCGCGCTCGCTTACGTGCCCATTCCGCTCCGCACGACACACCGCGTCCGCCAAGTGCCGCGTACGAGCACTCAAGCGAACTGGCGCGGTAGTATCGCGACAGCCACCGAAACGCGATGGTCTGCGATTCGACGGACGTGCCGCAGACCGAAGCCCATACCTCGGGATGTTCTGGCGCGCTGTGCAGTTGAACAAGGCCCCTCGCGCGATGAGTTTTAGTCCGCTTGTCCCAGTCGCATTGACCAACTGGGCATCGACACTCTTGGACATCGCGCCGGAATGCGCTCTCGTGTTTCGCGTCGACCAAGAGAAACGCAGCAAGACCCGTATTCTCGCCCGCTATCGACTCGATAGCGGTCGCGATGTTGTCGAGCCGCGCGAATCTGTTCCTGTTGGATTCGTCGGAATCGTATGGCGACACCGGTTGCGAAATGAGCCAAAGTAGAATTGCGAGTTTCATCGTTTTGCCACCACATGGTTATGGGTTAGCCGCGCCATTGTCGGCCAATCGCCGCGCTCCCAGATTTCTTTCGCCTCACCCGTTAGAACTCTATCCGGAACATAGACACCAGTCCGTCGCATTGCGCCTGATTTTGACTCACCGATATCGGTATAGCACACGCAATAATCGACGACTCTGGACAACTCGTCGCGCAGTTTGAGCCCAATCTCGCGACCTGTCCGGCCGCCATACGATTCACAGTGCTCTGGTAGAGCCAACGGGTAAAGAGCATGGCTAGCTAGCGGGGCTTCACCGCGGAGAATTGAGTCTAGTAGGCAACACGCAAGATACCGTAACGCGTCTTCATTCCCCGCGTACGGACTCTCGATTAGAACCATATCGATTGTCATGCCGCACCTACTACCGCACTTCGCCACCCGCCGCAACCGGGCGCGCCAATCGCACACGGTCGCCACTGTCCATCGACGTGAATCTCGAAATGCCCACCAGTCGGGGACACGCGAGCCTGAATCCAACTACCATCGGAGCACGAGCGAATTTCGACCGTAGCTCCTCCAGATAGCACACGTAACATGTCAAGAAAACTTTCGCGTGTCATAATGTAGAAATTCTCCTTGCCGCGTCGAATACAAAGAACAGGACGGTTGCGGCTGCTATAGCCGACCCGATTATCGTTTCGGTCATTCGTCGTAGTCCATTCCGTAATCTGGTAGCTCGCTCGGCTTTATCGTACCATCCTCAACGATGGCGATTAGGCAATCGAAAGAGCGACCTGGCCGAATGTTACGGCCTGGTGATATTCGTTTTGGGTTACGCCGCCTTGAATTCGCCAATCTGCTCGAACTTGCTGCCGTTCGAAGCCTTCCAAACGGACACATTAGCACACCCCTTGCCGACCGCAACCTCGACGTCCGCCTTGAGTTGCGCCGCTGCCATCGCTACGAGCTCCGGAACCGCATCGCCATCGAACGGTATGACCCAGCTGAAGGTGCCCCCGTGTCGATATTGCCGCTCGGGTGCGATGGCTGCCAGTTTCTTGACACGTCGCTGATACGTTAGCGCGCATACGCCGACGTCTCCATCGTCGTCAGATTGCTCAACCTTGGCGTGTACCTTGATGTAGTTATTAGCCATTTATTCCTCCGTAGCCTCTTTCGCGACCGGGATATAGTAGCGCGTTCCACGCTTCTGTCCAATGGAATTTGCGCCAATTCGACGCAATGACTTACTTGTCACCTCGGTCGAAAGGTCGCAATCTTTCGCAAGCTTACCAACCGTGAGCGCGGAATCCTCGTCGTCGATTCCTGATAGCGCACGGCGGACGATGACGTCAATGGTCGCGTCGTCGTACGGCTGCTCCACGATTGCGTCGGGGCAAACCGGCGCGTTGTCTTCCGCTGGCTCGACCCGTACATCGTCGATGAGTTCCGGATTGAGTTCCGGTTCCGCGTTGCCGATCGCCACATTGAATGCGTTCATCGCATCAATGTACGCCACCCACTCTGCACTTTGCGTGAGCTCAAACTTGGCAAGGCTGAGGCGTTTTGCGGCGTTAGAAATTTCGGATGCTGTTACTTGATTTTGGTTGGTCATGTTGTCTTCTATTCTCCAGTTGTTTACGATTCCAATAGCATCGGCGACGCTGCGCGCCACTTCCACTCGTACGTTGTTTTTCTTTGCTTTTGCGTGCCAAGTGAGTTGCTCTTGGCTCAACTCCGTTTTGTCTTTAATCTCGATGAATCCGAGACCAGTCCATACGTCCGGCGTTCCAGCGCTAGCGGCGTGGAGAAAACCACCGTGACGAAGTGGAACAATTCCAGACTGAATCCGTTCCAGCATAATACCGATCTTGGCCAATGCATCGCGGATTTCCTTGGAAAGTTTCGTTTCTTGGCTGCTTTTACTCATTGAGTAATCCTAACGATTTGTTCGTCACGGCAAATTCTCCGTGATACCCAAGAGCTGCCTTATCGTATACAACGGCAGCTTCTTCTGGTGTTGAGTAGTAGCCAAGATTCTTGACCTTCCCGTTGACACTAATCCGAGCGTACCATTTTTGGTCACGCTTGTGCCAGCCCACGCCTTTGAAACCGCTAGTGTTGTTCGTTTGAGCCCCACGGTTCGCACCATTCTGGTTTACCGTGCAGAGACGTAGATTCGCTTTCTGGTTATCGCACGTCTCGTGATAGAGATGGTCTACGCACTCACCGGGCTTCGCTTGCATCACCTCTCTGTGCATGAGAATCGTGGTCCGCTTCTCGCCTTTTTTTCTCGGAGAGCTACGCAAGGCATAGTACGACTTCGTACGCGAGCTCCACTGCGCTCGCCACTTGTGAACGTTAAGGCGCTCGTAATCCTCATCGTCCACGAGCGCGACCTGGCCTTGGGTTAAAGGTATCTTTTTCATCTCAAACCCTCATCGGCATGACGATGCACGTCACTCTCGCTTTCGATTCCTTTTCCTTCGGCACGACTACAATCGGGTCGAGCTCTCCACCAAACCGCAGCTCAACATCATCGCTCGTAATAGACGATAGCGCATCCAAAAGATATTTAGGAGCCGCCCCTGTCACAGTATCGCCAACGGTTGCAGCGTTAAGATTGTCCTCGAATTCTCCATCATCGCCACCCATCGCCTCTATCGCGATCATGTCGCACCCCACGGTGAGTTTTACGCCACGTTCCTTTCCGACGACGCCAGACGCCGAACGGAGAGAGTCGGCTAGACCAGCACGGTCAACGGTTGCAGACACGGTGAATCCGGTTGGAATGACCTGCTCATACGGCGGGAACTGCGCGTCTGAGATACGCACGCCAATCCGAACTCCTTCCGCATCCCAAAATGCCCAACTCCCGGATGTCCTCAGCTCAATGTAGCCATCGTGACCGGATGCCATCGCCTTGATTTGACGCACAGCTTGGAGCGGGACAAGGATACTGGCTCGTTTGGTCACGTCGCAATCTACATCGCACTTATGAAGCCGATGACCATCGGTAGATACTGCCCGAATCATCCCGTTCTCGAACTCGATTAGTAGCGAGTTGAGCGCAATTCTCGTGTCGTCCGTGCTAATCGCGAGCATCGTGGCATCCAATAACGAACTCAATACCGACGACGGAATCGTCACAGCAACGCTATCGTCGCCGGGCTTTGCGAATTTCGGGTAGTCGTCAGATGGAATCGTCGCAAGCACGAACTTTCGCGAATGCTTGTCGCCTTTGATGGTGAGCGCGTACTTCTCTTGCTCTAGACGCACCTCATCGCTTGGCATCGACTTCACTCGGTCGAGCAACTTTCGAGCATCTACCAGGAACGAGCCCTTCTTGTTGACATCGGCCTCGACAACGCCGCTCACCGATTGCTGGAGGCTTTGCGCGGACAGGTGGAGCCCGTTCGTGTCCGCGACGAGCAACACGTTTGTGAGAATTGGCACTGGCGAGCGCTGGTCGATTGCGGCGACGCATCGCTCAAGGAGTTTGATGAGTGGCTTTCGTTGGACTTTTACTTGCATTACTTACCGAACCTTTCAGATAAATCCCAACACCGGTACAGACGACCGTGCTTTTCCGCAGCTCTCGCTGTAGTTCCAGAGCCAGCGCACGGGTCGACGACTAGTTCGCCTGGGTTCGTGTACGTTAGCACCATGTTTTCAAAAAGCGAGTCTGGTTTTTGCTGAGGGTGAACGCGGCACTTTGCGTTCGCTCCGATGCTGTGATGTCTCAGCACCGAAGTTGGGTACCGGTCGGTCTTGCCGGCGCGAGACGGACCCAGCTTGCGAATACCGTAGTTCTCGTCGTGGAACGAGTCGATGTATTCCTGGCCAGGTTTAGTGTTCGCTGTAATGGGAACCCCGGTTTCGATCATTTGCGGATTGTACGTTGGACTTGGTTGTCCTTTCTTTTGGGGCCGCCAAAAGACCATCATGAACTCGTGTGACCGCAGCGGACGTTTCTTCGAGTTGAAGAACCCGGTGGGACGCGTCTTAGCCCACACGTAATCGTACCGGTAAGTTTTACCGCCGTGTTCCATTAGCTTTGCGGCAAACTTTAGCGAGCTAGCCATAACGCAGATGACACCGCTCGGTTTCAGGCAATGCCAGCTAGCCTCGAAAAACTTAGGCAAACTCACCGGTTTATCGAATTTTGCTGCCGTCTCTCCCGACGGCAAGTCAGTGAGCACCAGGTCGACGCTTCCGGCCTCTAGCGCGAGCATCCCATCTAGCCCATCGCCGAGCGTTATCACCTCATTCGACAATGGAATTGACCTCCGCGCGAGTAAACCCGCACTTTGCCTCGATGTCGACAAGCTCAGATCGAATCTCGATGGTCGACCGAACCTGGTAACCACCTGGCGCTCCGTAACTTTCGTCGCGAGCCTTGGTTGCGATTTCGATTATACGTTCCCAATTTTGAATGCAGCTCATATTAGTTTCCAATATCACAAGGCTTAGCGTCTCGCCATGCTCAACCGTTCTTTTCTCGACCTTGCCCTCGATAAGTAGCGCCTCCAGGACAGTCTCGGCCCACCTGGTCCCGGCTTTACCGCACCGCCACCCTACCGAGACCGCGGGCAATCCAACGTCATGGCTCGGTGCCGAGTCAATCGCTTGTATAACGCGCCGCTTGTCTTCGCTTGTGACGGTCGATATTGCCATTGAGGCGTGTCTCTAGCATGGGGTAGATTGTGGCGCAAGGAATAAATAGGTTGACTTGTTCGCGGCCGGTGCTATCTATCGTTTCGGAGGAAAATCCAAGTGAGTTTAGACATCCTAACAGAAGAAGGCGCCACGTTTCGTGTTGCAGTGGCAACGTATCCCGACACCACGCCGCTGGTCGACTTCATCGCGCCGACCAAAGCCATGCTGTCCAGACCTGAGAGCTTCGCGGAATTCTGTGCAACACTGCTCTATATCGACGCGATGCGGTACCGAGGTTTCCCTGCGCCTCGCCTCATTATCCCGATGTTTCCGGGTCAGCGCCAGGACCGTATCAACCATTCCGGTGATGTGCTATTCACCGCGCGCTCGATGGCTGAGATGGTTAACGCGCGTAACCTACCCAGTGTCACAATCCTGGACCCGCATTCGGACGTCACGCCGGCTCTCATCGACCGATGCGTTACGGTTGACGCCGCAAGTTGCATTAAGCCGCCTCCCGGTAAATACGCTGCCGTTGTCGCCCCCGATGCTGGAGCCGACAAGCGAGCCGGGAAGGTGGCGGATAACCTAGGTGTCCCGCTGCTGCGCGCGTGGAAAAAGCGCGACGTTGACACAGGTAGAGTCGCGGGCTTCGGTATGCAACCCCACGACCTGGCTCCCGGAGCACTGGTGTTAGTTGTTGACGATATCTGCGACGGAGGGGCCACGTTCTTGGGGCTAGCCGACGCGCTCGATGGTGCCGGGCTAAAAGCTCACCTGTGGGTCACCCATGGGCTATTTACTAAAGGGACAGGCGCGTTACTGTCCAGGTACGGTCACGCTTACTGCACAGATTCCGCTCACGGACCGCGCGACGGAATCATCCAAATTGACGTTTGTAAGAAACTACTCACGGGAGGACACGAGTAATGACTCAGTTTAAAAAGTATCGCAGAAGCCAAATAGCAGAGCTTCGACAATTTACCGTCGGTGAAGTTCTAGATGATCGCGTATCGGTGTCAAAAGCAGACCGAGAATCTGGTTCGCCTAAGACTGGTGACATGATCGCAAGAAACCCCAAAAATCACGATGACCAGTGGCTTGTGGCTGCCCAATATTTTGCGGATAACTTTGAAGAGGTGCCACAATGAGAACGATGAAAAACAGAAGCGCATTTCACATCTGTGACGGGTACAAACTCGACCATCGCCGCCAATTGCCGGAAGGAATCACCGGAACCCAATCGAATTGGACTCCGCGTGCCACGCGAATCGACGGCGTAACGCATGTCGTATGGTTCGGCGGTCAAGCATTTCTTGATAAACTAGCCGAGCTATGGTACGGGTTCTTCAGTGGTGACATCGACAAAATCTGCGCTCGGTTCGAGCGGCGCGTCAACGGTTACCTTGGCCCAAACGGAATAGGTACAGACCACCTTCGTGCACTGCACAAGCTCGGGTATCTCCCGCTCGAATTCCGCGCATTACCCGAGGGCACCCAGTGTCCGCTACGTGTCCCGATGATGACCGTCGAGTCCACTCACGACGACTTCGCGTGGCTCCCCAATTATGGTGAGTCGCTCATGTCCTGCGAACTCTGGGGCCCGTGCACGACTGCTACGTTGGCGTTTCGGATGCGCAAAATGCTCAATCATCACGCAGAAGAAACCGGGAGTTCGGTCCAGCTTGTCGACTGGCAGGGACACGACTTCTCGATGCGCGGTATGTACGGGCTTGATGCGGCCGAGATGTCCGGGTCTGCGCATTTGCTGTCGTTCACCGGCACCGATACGGTCCCGGCCCTCGACTACATTGAGGATCACTACGGGCCGATTCCAGACGATTATCTGCTGGGCGGCAGCGTCCCAGCCACCGAACATTACGTAATGTGCGCAGGTGGTGAGCTAACGGAATTCGACACGTTCTCTAAACTTCTCGACCTGTATCCGTCTGGAATCGTATCGGTCGTATCGGACACTTGGGATTTGTGGAAGGTTATCACCGAGACGCTCCCGGCTCTTAAAGACCGCATCATGTCACGCGACGGGAAGCTCGTTATCCGTCCAGACTCCGGAAACCCAGCGGACATCCTATGTGGTGACCCGAAAGCACCAGCGGGCAGTCCGGCAAGCAAAGGCGTGATTGAGCTGCTCTGGGACATCTTCGGTGGTACCGAAACGGACAAGGGGTACCGACTTCTCGACAGCCACATCGGCGCAATCTATGGTGACGCTATCACCTACGAGCGCGCTGACGAAATCCTCACCCGGCTCAAAGCGAAGGGATTCGCTAGCGGATGCGTAGTGTTCGGCGTTGGCTCGTTCACCTACCAGTACGTCACGCGCGACACCTTCGGGTTCGCGATGAAAGCCACATGGGCGAAAGTCAACGGTGAATCCCGTGACCTGTTCAAGCGACCAGTCACTGACGACGGCACGAAAATTTCGGCGAAAGGTCGACTAGCTGTACTCCGTGACGCAACCGGCGAACTGTATCTCGTCAACCAGGCCACTCCGGAACAGGAGACGCTCAGCGAACTCAAGTTGATTTGGAGAAATGGGGAATTCGTGAAGCGAGAGAGTTTCGTCACTATTCGCGAGCGCGTTATGTCTCAACTGTAATACGTTGACGTATAGAGCATATTGGCCGGTTCCGTTAATTCGGCACCGGCCTTTCTTTTTCGTTGCGCGGCGAAAATAGGCCTTGACCGAAGGCTCGCGACGGTGTATTGTTTGCGCATGAGCTTGCGCCGATATTGGAGGATAGATGCCTGCATTTGAAGTTTCCGAAACCGTATCAATCACTGTCGACTTCGAGGTTTTCTGTGCGACGTGCGGATATGTCTTATGCGACTAGAGAACATAAAGCGAGAACTGTTTGACGAAAGGAACGGATGATGTCCAGACCAGATGATGCTAAGTACTACCTGACGCCGGCCGAAGTGAGCGCCCGCCTTGACCGCGGAGACGCCGTGCTGTTTTATGACCATGATGTATTGACTAGAATCCAATTCTGGAGACACCAAGGACTGGTCGCTCAACAGTATTCATCACGACACACGGGAGACGGCTGGGGCCACGAGTTTCCTATGCATCTAGAGCCGCCTCTATACAGATGCTTCGAGCCTCTGGTTACCTGTAGCGAAGGGCACCGGATAAACAACCGGTCGGATGGGCTTTGTGATATTTGCGATTCGCAAGATTCCTAAAGGAGCATAGCACATGTTTCTGTCAATGTTTGAAGAATCACGTTACCATCGCCAGCTCGCTCTGTACAAAGAGAAGCATTCACCGAGTTCTGTAACCGGCGAAACCAAATGCAATCAGTGCGGCACATGCTGCTGGACTAGACCTCCGCGACTTAGCCAAACTGAGCTGTCGAATATCGCTCGCAGTCTCGGGAAAACAGACCGCGAGTTTTTTCTGGAATGCTGCGTCATCGACAACCCGGGCGGTTCAAGTCTTTGCCCTGTACTAATCAGGTCGCATCAGCAACACCACGCTGGTTATTACCTACCAGCGCAAGAGACGTATTCCTTCGATTCTCCGTGCGCGTTTTTGGACCAGGAAAACGGAAACGCCTGCAAATTTCACTCAACGAAGCCGTTCGAATGCTCGTCTCACGACTGCTGGAATGATAGCTCCATTGAGTTGAAGTATAACTGGTCAAATGAAGAGCTAATCGCGCTAGGTTGGAGCGGTTACGTGGGCAATGGCGGTGATGAATGACTACCGCTCGAATCCCACCGCCAATATTCTTGACCGCGGACTGGCACGTTGGTCACGCTAACGTAATCGCTTACGACCGGCGGCCGTTTCGTGACGTGGGTGAGATGCTGGATGCTCTCGTCCGAAACTATCGCGAAGTTGTCACGGTGTCCGATTCTGTACTATTCCTCGGTGACATGTTTTTCAAGGCTTCGAAGTCCGAAGCGCTATCAATAATGTCGTCACTACCTGGTCAGAAGTCTCTCATCCTCGGGAACCACGATCGGCACTCGAAAACCTGGTATCGCGATGTTGGGTTCGACGTCGTGCTCGATTACGCGATTGCCACCGATGCCAGAATCGGAGACGTGCTGTTCGTCCACGATCCGCTCCACGCCGTCCGATGCCGCGAGCCGTACCAAGCCGTAGTCCACGGCCACAAGCACTCGGTTGGTCCACAGATGCGCGGGGCAGGGTCGGGTTTGGTAGAGGTTAGCGTGACGGCCTGGGACTATCGACCGGCGATGTTCGACGATGTGGTTGATTTGCTTGTTGCGTAAACCGTAGAAATTGCTAGGATATAAATATGACGCCCGCAGAACTCTTTGAAAGTAACCTAGACCTCGTTCCAAAAATCGTAAGCCGCTGGAACTACGACACTCCAACGCTAGGTGATGACGATAGGCGCTCAATCGCCAGAATAGAGCTCTGGAACGCGTCGAACCGATATGGTGGCTCTAGACCATTCCGCGGTTACGCCGCCGTGCGAATCGCCAACGCGCTAAGAAACGCCATGCGGGACGATGGCCGGTCTCGACGGGTCGAGAACGAGTCCGTGTCACTTGACCAACTGGCCGATAACGATAGCGATGTGATGACCGGTAACGACTATTGTGACGCTATCACGGACAGCTCAGACTTGGCCGAGGACGCGTTGAGCCACCATGACGAGCTACGTACCGTCAAGGCCGCCTGCGACGCGCTACAGCCAGCCCAGCGCGCCGTAATCGAGCGGCGCTACCTGGGAGACGAACAGGAGCTACTTTCGGACATCGGCAAGTCCCGCGGGGTCAGCCGGGAACGAATTCGTCAGATCGAATCGGACGCGCTCGTGACGCTGCGGAAACGCCTGGTTGCGTAGACTGGTGCGGTACTTATAGTGAGAGCCGGCCTTGATATGGTCGGCTTTTCGCGTTTTGTGGCATGTTGCTTGACATTGAGAGATGTAATGCTATGTAACGTTACAGGCATTACATGGCAGGATACACGCCGATTTTTAGGTCTATTTTACAATCAACGATTTGGGAGGAGGAGGCCCACGTAAAGGTGGTATGGCTAACCATGCTGCTAATGTGCGACAGAAATGGGTTCGTCGATACGACCATATCTGGCCTGGCAAGGGCGGCTGTCGTAACGCGAGAACAGTGTATCAATGCGATAGGGAGACTCTCGTCTCCAGATAAAGAAAGCAAGTCAAAGGCACTGGAGGGTCGTCGGGTCATCCAGGTTGACGACGGGTACCAACTTGTCAATCATCAAAAGTACAAGGACAAGATGGGACTGTCGTCTCGGCAGAACCGAGAACGAGTAGCTTCGTTTCGAAGAAATAAGTCGCCAGTTGCAAAAAAAACGACCGAAAATTCTCCAGAAGATTCAAACACTTCAGTGCCTTGTAATGGGTGTAATGGAAATACAATAGGTATAGATCTAGGTTTAGGTCTCGATCTTGGTTTAAAATCTTCTTCTGAGACGAAGAAGTTACCGCGAGTCAAGAAAACCAAGTCACCATCGGTCTGCTCTCCGGCTCCTGAGTCGATAACCGCCACCGAAGCGACACTTAAAATCGCAAAGGAGTTCAATAGGGATTGGCAGTCCGACTGGGAGGCGTGTCGCGATTGGGCGTGGAGCAAGGGCGAAACACGAGCCGATTGGCAGGCTACACTTCGGACTTGGATGAAAAAGGCGACGACATTCCAAGCCGGCAAGACTCGCGCGTATTCACGGCCACCAGTCGAAAAATGGGGCCTTGGTCGCGGCAATGGCCCGCAGCCTAATGACCCGTTGAACCCAATCATACCGAATCGAGTCGAACTCACCGAAGAGGACTACGCGAATGCATCGAATTCCTGATTCACATCTGGACGCAAAGGCGCGCGCCGCGTTCTCCGGAGACGACCCCAAGGTCTCAATCGACCCGCGTCTCGTGAAGTGGTTCTCGACATGGAGCGGGTCAGTTTCAACGCTTCTGCTCGGACCCAGCGGCTGTGGAAAGACGTTGACTGCTGCATTTGCTGCGTCGACGGTCTACCAGTTTGCTATTCGAGAGCCAGGTAAGCTGGCGAGGCTCGTCGTGTCCAGGGCAAGACCGCATGGCGGCTTCGTTCGAAACGTTCAAACCGCTCGATGGGTTAGAGCTGACCACCTTTCGCGTATCCTATCGGACAAGAATACGGCCGATGAAATGAAAGCTTTCATCTCCGCGCCGCTGCTTGTCATCGACGAAGTTGGCTTCGAGCGTTTTTCTGAGACGTTTCTCGAGCTGATCGGAACGCGAGCCGAACTCGGACGCCCGATGGTTGTGACTAGCGGCCTAACGTACGATGCGATGGTCAAACGATATTCCGATTCCACTGTACGGCGCCTAGCCAACCACGGTGGGTCGTTGCTCGTTGACTGCCATGGCCCGGCGCCCAAGGTCAAGATTGCCCCGCGCTGGCCCGTATTGGCACATGTGACGCGCTCTGGATGCGTGGTCGGTACCAGTGAGCCAAATGATCCGTTAGCACCCCACGTGGCCAACCCAGGCGCCGCAAACCTTATACGCGAATTCACTCGGGGGTTTTGACATGAAGACGATACCGCTAACGCAAGGTCAGGTTGCACTCGTGGATGATGAGGATTACGAACGTCTCAGTGTTAATAAGTGGCGTGCGCGGTTGGACCCGCACACGAAATCGTACTATGCTGTGCGGACATCGTACGATAACGGCGAGAAGCGTCTGATTTACATGCACCGAGAAGTTATGAACGCGAAAGACGGTGAGCATGTGGACCATATCGCACACGAGACGTGCGACAACCAGAAATTGAGTCTGCGCATCTGCACGCAAAGCCAGAATAACGCGAATGTCGGTGTTCGAGCGGACAACTCGAGCGGGTTCAAGGGTGTATGTTGGCATAAACAGGCACAAAAGTGGGAGGCCCGGATTCGCGTCAACGGGAAGAAGAAGTATATCGGCCTCTACTCTACTCCAGAAGAAGCCGCTGTTGCCTACGACCTAGCCGCTCTAAAGTACCACGGCGAGTTCGCCGTTACCAACGCCTCACTTGGACTATTGAAATGAACGATCAAAACCAACAGTTCGACCTTTCCGCCGAAAAGGCCGTCATTGCCGCGTGCCTCCTATCGCCGGATTCGCTATCGGTAATTCGCGACTCGGTAAAACCACCGCATTTCTTCGATTTCGCGTGCCGAGCAATCTACGAAGCCGCCTGCGCCGTCGACGATAGCGGATCAAAAATCGACGCCATCACGATTGCGTGCGCTATGCGGTCTCGTGGCACCCTTGATTCGATTGGCGGGCCCCCAGCATTGCGCGCTCTTTTCGGCGCTAGTCCCGATCTATCACACGTCGCCGATCACTGTGCCATTGTATCCGCGAGGGCCCGCCAGCGTGCGATAGGTGATGTCTGTCGCAAGCACCTAGCGACGTCTTCCGGCGAGATCAAATCGATCACCGAGTACTGTGAACAAGTCGAAGCCGACATCCTCGCGGCAACCGACCCGGGAGAAACCAGCGACGCGCCGCAGATGATTAGTGAGATTATCCAAGACATCTTACCGGGCATCACCGAGCGTCAGGACCGCACCCGTGACGATCAACCGGTTGGCATCAGCACTGGAATCTACGAGCTCAACGTCGCGCTGGGCGGCGGGCTAGACCCGATGGTATACTACGTTGGGGCGCGGCCCGGGATGGGAAAGACGGCCTTCATTGGTTCGATGATTCTTTCGATCGCAAAAGGAGGAGTCGATAATTACGGCAACCCACTTCATGACGGTAAGGCTGGCGTGCTATGCTCGTTCGAGATGCCGAAAGACCAGCTTGCTATGCGGCTATTAGCGGCCGAGTCCGGTGTTCCGTTCCAGTCGATACGGGCCGAATGCATGCGCCAGGAGCAATGGCAGTCGGTGCTCGATGCGATAGAGCGTCTTTCGAACATGCCAATTTCGATCGCGTACATGCCAGGCGCGCATATGACTCGGATTCGCTCTACGATGAAGCGGGAGTTTCGTCGACTGAATCTAAAGTACGGGTCGGCACCGGGCATCGGTGCAGTGGATTACATCGGTCTGGTCAAGGGTGACCGTTCTAAGGGGGACAGCCGAGAAAACGAAATAGCATCGATATCGCGTTTTCTAACTACGCTACCGAAGGAGTTCGGTTGCCCAATCTTTGGTTTATCTCAACTCAATAGAGACCTAGAGAAGCGACCCGATAAGCGCCCGCAAATGTCAGACCTTCGCGAGTCCGGCGCGCTCGAACAAGACGCGTATGGTCTATGGTTCCTTTATCGCGATTGGGTGTACAATCCGGAAACCGCCGACGAGACCGACGTCGAGATCATCATCGAAAAGAATCGCAACGGCAAACCCGGTACCGTTCATGCCAAATTCGAGGGCGACAAGATGCGCTTCGTTTCTGTCAACCAAGCGCTGTACGACCAGTGCGACTCAATCAGCGACGGAATTCCGGTGAGCGATTTCCTGTGACCAACCACGCAATAGAGGTTCGCTATCTGCTCAGCGACGCGCGACAACTTTGCGCGGCACTGGGCTGGATGGGTGGAGCCAAGAAGGCCGGCACCGACGGCATTCTGATCAGATGCCCAGTCCACAACGAGCGGCACGCCTCGTGTTGGGTTAGGCGTCGTGGCGATGGCACACTTTCGATGACGTGTCAAAGTTGTGGCGCAAATGGCGACGCGCTGACTATGGTGGCGCTCGCTTACGGGCTGGATATTCGATCGAACTTTCACGAGGTCCTTATCGCAGGCGCGGAACTCGGCGGTAATCTGGCGCTCGCCGACGAAATCAGAAACGGTAGATCATGCGCCGATGCCCCGCGCCGCCAACCGGTACCGCAACCGCCACCAGTTCCTGACTCTCCGATGATGAGTGCGTCCGAGATTGACTCCGTTTTCGGCCTGTGCGTACAGTGCTCGAGTGACCCTGACGCTAACCGTGTGCTATCGTCTCGAGCTATCAATCCGGCTGTCGTCGATTCGCTTGGACTGGCGGCCGTCATACCTCGTGGAGTAACGCTCCCTGGTTGGGCTTCGATTGAAACAGATGACGAGCGCGTCGTGTATTGGACCGAAACGGGACATCGCCTAATCGTGAAATTGTACAATAGCGATGGGGTCGCGCGAGGGGTGCGCGGTTGGCAGGTGGACCGAGCGAACGGCATCAAGCGTTTGCCGGCGCGTGGACGTCGCGGAGTTGGGTTAGTGCTAGCGAACGCGGCTGGTGTCGGGTTACTCTCGTGGACGTCTAGCCCCGATGCGGTTATCTTCGTGGAAGGCGAGCCAGACTTCATCACGTGGGCGACGCGTGTACCCGACTCGGTTGCTGTCATCGGAGTAGGGTCTGGGTGGTGGACAAAGGGACACGCCGATAAGGTCTTACCAGGGACACCGGTTGCGATTCGCGCGCATTGCGATTCGGCTGGAGAGAGGTATGCAAATCAAATCGCTAGCTCGCTACCATCTGGCGTTAACGTGTGGAGACTCAGGCAAGATGGTGCGGATGATGAGAATGACAAAGCGTCGGCTGGCGTATTGGCTGATAATCCGTTTGATAGCTGTGTCAAAATAAATTCGATTTGACTCTTGATCGGTCTTGTGCTAAGGTCGCGCGGCATGAAAACGATACCGCTGACCAAAGGACAAGTTGCTCTCGTAGACGATGAGGATTACGAGCGACTCAGTGTGCACAAGTGGCGCGCAACGTTGAACCCGCACACGAAATCGTACTATGCTGTGCGGACATCGTACGATAACGGCGAGAAGCGTCTGATTTACATGCACCGAGAAGTTATGAACGCGAAAGACGGTGAGCATGTGGACCATATCGC